ATTTTTTTTGGAATTGTCAGCCTTGTGCTGAATATCAAGAATAATAGAAGAACTGATAACTCAGACCTAGAGGATAGAGTCCGAGAAAACACCCGCATAAATATGAAGTTAGATGCCATATCTAGCAACACTAAGGACATAAAAGATGAAGTCGTAGAAATGAGAAAAGAACTTAATTCTCACGACAACAGAATTATTAAGGTTGAGGAAAGTGTCAAGTCACTTCATCATCGCATAGATGGAATGGAAGCACGACTCAACGAAAACAAGGAGGTGTAAAAATGGATGTTATACAGAGTCTTGTAGCCAACATGGCTATTATAATGTCTGTCATAGGCGCACTTACATTTGTTGTGGCGGTAATTACACAAGTAATCAAAGGCGTAGGTATATTTAAGAAGATACCAACCGACATATTGGTGTTTGTGCTGTCCATAGGCATTACCGTTGTGGCTTTTATCGCCTATATGCAGTACATACATATGACAATACTTTGGTATATGATTCTTGCAGCTATCCTAGCCGGATTTGTAGTTGCCTTTGTAGCAATGTATGGTTGGGAAAAGTTATCTGAGCTTTGGAAACGATTTGGCAAGGATGTGAAGTAATGTCGCTTGAGATCAATAAGCAATCTATGAAATATGCTTCTTATGGCAAAGAAGTAGAGATATATGAAAAAGATGATAATGGCAATATAAAGTATTTCATCACAGAAGAGGGACAAAAAATACCTCTTATAGACCATAAGGAAATATCATACGAAGAGCCTATATCATTTAGGGCTAATATCTCTTTCTCTGGCGGTGAGGCACAAGCAAAAGAATATGGCTTTGATGTCAACGATTTTGATGCAATCATAGTTACAGATAGAGGAGCATACCCTATCAAAAAAAGTGACATTATATGGCTTGATAGCAAAGTTGAATACACAGAGGATGGTTATATCGATAAGACTTCTGCTGACTTTACAGTTGTAGGAGTTAAGCCAGCTTTGCGGTCAATAAAATATGTCCTTAAGGCGGTGGTCAAATGAAAAAAACAATAGATATATCTTTGTCTGTGAGTAGTTTACAGGATGCAATCAAGGAGCTTAAGGCCTATCAAGCAAGACTTGACCATAAATGCGCCATAATTGCTGAAAGATTGGCTGATGATGGTGTAGAAGTTGCTAGAGTTCAACTTGCAAACTTAGACGCCATATTTAGGAGCGAGTTGATTGAAAGCATACAATCAGAGTGTATTACAGATACAGAGGGTAGTCACATTTGGGCGGTTGTAGCCGGAACAGATCACGCAGCATTTGTTGAGTTTGGAACTGGTGTTATAGGGCAAAAGAAACCATACAAAGGCGAATTACCCCCGGGAGTATCTTGGCAATATGCAAGTGGTCAAACAATCCATCAACTCAAAGATGGTCGAATTGGCTGGTTTTACAGGGACGACAATGGCCATTGGTGGTTCACCGAGGGTATGCCGTCCAGACCATTCATGTACAATACTGCCCGGGAACTTGAAAGAAAAGTCAAGAACGTTGTGAAAGAGGTGTTTGACAATGGATAATGCATGGGCAATAGAACTTGGCCCGACAATATATAGCATTGTCAAGGCCAAGGCAACAGAGCAGCTTAAGGATAAATACCCAACGCTTAACGTTACAGATAAAGGTGAATCAGATCAACCAGCAGTATTTCCAACAGTCTATATTCACGAATTACCTGGAATGGAACTGGGACAAGATTTAGAGGGACAGACAATCAACGCTGTAAGAGAAACAATACAGGTTGATGTGACTTCCAACAAGAATCACAGCGAATGCAGAAAGATTGTGTCCAAAATAACGGACATATATAAACAAATGAGATTTTCAGTTACCGGAACACCTCAATACAGTGTTAATGGTGGAACTTATATATGTAACATGCGATTCAGCCGTGTGTTTGGGGCTGGTGACACAATATTATAGTTAGCAATTAGAGCCATGTGGCTCTTTTTTTATGCACATTTTTAAGGAGGTAAAGACATGGCAGTACCAGGATTAAGTTCACTGGGTATTACTTTTGGTTATGGTGTTGAAACAGTCGCAGGCGAAAAGCCGACCAAATTTACTCAGTTGACCAGAATCAATGAGCTTGGCGATGCTACAGCAGAACCAGAGGCTATTGACGCATCTGCTCTTGAAGATTTTTACACAAGAAACATATCTGGCAGAACTACTGTATCTGATACATATACAGTAACCGTCAACTTGACACCAGATACACTGGCGGAGTGGGAAAAGGTGCTTGAAGAGTACAAGAAGTTAGAAGGAACAGGCAAATCTATGTGGTTTGAGACAATTACACCTGGATTTACCAAGGCAGAGTTTATTAAGGCTCAACCACCATCAGTTCTTCCAGTGGCTCCAAAAGGTCAGAATGAGCTTTTAACAGTTGAGATCAACCTTATACTCGAAGACCTTGTCGGCTTTGATACAAAGGTTGATTTTACACCGGGGGAATAGCAAACCGCTCAGATACAGCCGTGCTGAGTGATGACGATACAAAAGATATAAAATCGGCTGATTATATGTATTAAGCAAACAAGGGGCGGTTTTCGGACTGCCCCTTTCCTATTAAGAGTAGGAGGAAAGGAAAATAGCATGACAATTACAATGAATGGCAAGGAATACAATATTAAGTTTGGTAATAAGGCAGTAGCCAGGGCTGGATTTATCAGCAAGCTGGCAAGGATTGGAGTAATGCAGTCAAGTACAGACGATGGAGTTGGGGCAATAGAGGGAATGGAGCAAATGTATTTGTTAATGCCGCAAATTTTACTTGCCGGATTACAGGCTAATCATTCAGATGAGTTTGGTTACAACTTAACTACAGGAAAAGGCCGTGACGAACAGCTTAGTAAGGTTGAGGATATGCTTGACCATTTTGTAGACGAGGAAAATGGAGATTTTCTTAAACTTCAGGAGGATGTCTCAAATGAGATGCTTCACAATGGTTTTTTAAAGAAACTGTTCGAGGAAGAGACAGCAAAAGTGCAGAATCAGGCACAGAAATAATCCTTGAACAGGATAACAAAGATTTTAATTACGAAAATTACTGTAATGAAATACGACCCCGTTGGTTAATGATGACCAAAGGCTATGGACTTACAGTTGAAGATATTGACAAATCTTGCCCAGCAGACCTTGAACCATACGAAAAGGCATATCATATGGCAGAAAAAGAACACGACTCACAAGTATATGCATGGGTAGGAACGTATATTAGATCTGCTCTTTGCTTTGCAATAGATCATTGCCTTAACGGCAAGAAAGCAAGCTCAGAGTATCTTAAAGCTCCACTTATGGAAAATGAAGAAGATAGGGTAAATAGACTTAGGAATGAGTTTATTGAAGAACGATTAAAGGCAAAACAAGAATGGGATAGGACACACAATATGATTGACGGCAAGGACTGATGTTTTTGCCGTCTTTTTTATTACAACAAGGCGGTGAAACATGGCAACAGTAGATAATCTTGAAGTTAAAATACATGCAAGTGCAACTCAAGCAGTTAATGCAGTAGATAAACTGTCAAATAAGCTCGGCACACTATCTAAAACATTACAAGGAATTGATAGTAATGGTATAGCTAAATTTGCACAAGGTATGAACCAGCTTGCACAGGGCATGAATGCAATAAAAAATGTAAAAATGCCTGATTTTAACAGAGCTGCCAAGGGTATAAAACAATTCGAAAACATCAACAGCGCAAAACTTACAGCGGTTGCAAATAGCATAAGCCCACTTGCCTCCAGTATATCAGTATTAGGAAACATGCAGTTCAACAACAAGGGCCTTACGAACTTCATTAATTCCATTACAAGGCTGTCTAATTCGAACATTAACGGCATGAATATAAATGCTATAGGCCAACTTGGAAATGCAATTGTAGGCTTATCTAGCACGTTACAGGGTGCACAGAACGTCAGCACAAATGTAATTCAGCTTACCAATGCAGTTGGCAGACTTGCAAATGCCGGACAAAAAGCAAGCGTTGTATCAGCAGCATTGCCACAGTTGTCCGTTACGCTTCGCAATCTATTTAATACCATGGCGCTTGCACCACAATTATCCGCTGGAACAATACAGATGACCACCGCACTTGGTAATCTTGCGTCAGTAGGTGCAAAAGCCACACAAACAGCAGGTGGACTGGGGATACTTGCAGCAGAACTTAAGAAGTTTATGCAAGTTATGGCTACAGCACCACAAGTATCACAAAATGTAATACAAATGACTCATGCACTTGCAAATCTGGCAGCGCAAGGAAGTAGGACAGCAAGTGCGAGCAGAGGTATACAAAACAGTTTTTCCGGTATGGGCAGCAGTGCTAAAAGCGCTAAAAAACATATATGGAGTCTTGCTTCAGCAGTTGGAAAACTGTATGCAACATTTTGGGCAGCACAAAGAGTATTAAGTGGATTCAAAAAAGCCATAGACATTTCTTCTGATCTTACTGAGGTGCAGAATGTTGTTGTTAATACGTTCGGTCAGTACACGGACAAATTAGAGCAATTTTCTAAGACGTCAATAAAGATGTATGGAATGTCGGAATTGTCGGCAAAGCAGACAGCTGGTAGATTTCAGGCTATGGGACTTGCTATGGGTGCGCCCGTTAAAGATATGTCTGATATGTCGATACAACTTACATCCTTATCAGCAGACCTTGCTTCTTTCTACAATATTTCGCAGGAAGAAAGTTCGCGTAAATTATGGTCAATCTTTACTGGTGAGACAGAGCCTATGCGAGCTTTTGGTATTGACCTTACAAATGCAACCCTCAAAGAGTATGCAATGAAAAAAGGTCTTGACGCCAACATATCCTCTATGACTCAGCTAGAAAAAACAATGCTGAGATACCAGTATGTCATGGATAACACCAAGAATGTACAGGGGGATTTTGCGCGGACAAGCCAGACATGGGCTAACCAGTTACGTATCCTACAGGAGCAAATAAAGGCAGTTGCAGGTGTTTGGGGCAATGCATTTGTCAATATGTTAAAACCGCTTGTACAGGCGCTTAATAAGGCTTTATCGGCGGTTTACACTTTTTCCGAAAAGGTAGTAAATGCCCTTGGCGCAATTTTTGGATGGAAACTAGAGATACAAAAGGGTTCTATATCTGATGATTTTGAAGGTGCTGCCGGTGCTGCTGATGATATGGCAAGCGGAACTAAAAAAGCGGCTAAAGCGGCCAAAGATTTAAAAACACATCTTCTTGGTATTGATGAGTTAAATGTTGTTGAGCCGGATAATGACACGGGTACAAGTGGAGGTAACGGTTCTGGCGGTGGCACTGGTGTAAGCGGTGCTGGTGGTGATAATGGACTTAAATACCAAATAAAAGAAACCGAAGGGCTTTATAAATCCAGTATCAAGAATCTTAACCAGTTAGGTAAATATATAAGCAATAGCCTGTCCAAAGCAATGGAGTCTATCAAATGGGGGAAAATATATAAAAAAGCCAAGAATTTTGGTAAGGGACTTGCCGACTTCTTGAATGGCCTCATTACTCCGAGATTGTTCTCTAATCTTGGTTCAACAATTGCCGGCGCAATAAATACAGCACTTACTGCTGGAAATACTTTTGCGATCAATTTTGATTGGAAAAACTTGGGTAAATCGCTTATATCTTCAATAACTGGATTTCTCAATACCTGGGACGCTGGACTTACAGGAGCAACACTGTCTAATTTTGCTATAGGCATATGTAAATATGTTGTTAGTGCTTTTGATACCGCAAATAAGGATAATCTCTGGCAAAAATTAGGGCAAAAAGTTGTTGATTTTATTTGCGGTATAAACTGGGGAAATCTTGTTTGGAATTTAGGCTCACTAATTGCCACTATGGCAAAAGAAATTCCTAAAATACCATTGCAAATTTATGAAGGTGTAGGCCAAGCAATAATTGATAAAGTATTTGGAGAAGGTGCATATAGCAAAATATCCAATTCAAAATTATTCAAGGGCATAAAAAAAGCACTTGAATATATTATTGCACCAATGAATTTAATTGTTGACATTATCAACAAGATCAAATCTGGTGTGGGCAAATTGTCCCCATATACAGATAAGGTTGTAACAGTATTAAAACCCGCATTAAGCACCGTCTCAAATTTATTGAGTACGATTTATTCGGTTATTTCAAAAGTTGCCGGCGCAATAGGTGAAAAAATTTCTCCGGCATTAAATTCAATAAAAACTGTGCTTTCACCTATATTGGCTGTTGCATCAGCAATTAGTTCAGTTATTCGGCAATTAATTGGTAACTGGATTGTTAAAAAAATTGCGGATATAAGTGCAAAAGTTCAAATTGCATGGGATATTATTAAGCCTGTTTTAAATTCAATTACTGAAAAATTGAAAACACTTTGGGAATATCTCAAGAAAATTGCGGACAAATTAAGCAGCGTTGCAAAATTCGGAATGAAAACAAGCCCTATAGTTGGATTATCAGGAATCATAAGCAACAAGTTTAATATTGATACGACCACTAACGGAAAGACTGATAAAGACTATAAAAAACTGAGTAAATCAGTTCGCGGTGCGATCTCAATTTTTGGTGGGAAAAACGTTGATTACAATGTAGACACATCGGTTAATGACAACAAGACAGACAACGTAGCGACCATAAGAAATATAGGAAAATTATGGGCCGATACTTGGAGAGGCAAGAGTGCTAAGTATGATGCGCAAACCGCCACAAATGGACAAAATACATCAAGTAGCAGCATCTTATCCGGAATAGCTAATCGGTGGTCATCTGTATGGAAAGGCAAGAACGCCAAATATGATGCGCAAACCGCTATAAACGGTCAAAATGCAACTACAGGTGAAAAACTTTCTAGCATATCCAATATTTTCAGTCGGTACTGGAAAGATAAAACAGTTAAGTATAATGCAAATACCGCTGTTAACGGTAAGCCAACAACTAGTGGTAGTGCAGTTAAGTCAATTAACGAGACGTTGCAAAAAAACTTTACCGGAAAAAGCGTACAGTACAATATTAAGACACAGACAGATGAGGGCTTAAAAAAACTTGGTGAAAATGCTGCAAACAAAATCTTTATGGGTATGTCCCAAAAAGAAATAAAATTCAATGTTAAGCAAGCATCAGACCCACTTAAGCAAGCGATGTCTGGTACTTTTAGTTTCATGCCAACTTATGCAACCGGAGGATTCCCAGAAGACGGATGGTTCCGTGCAAACCAAGGTGAGATAATGGGTAAATTCGACAATGGCAAGTCTGTTGTTGCAAACAACGAACAGATTACCGCCGGTATAGCAAGTGGAGTTAGGCAAGCAGTTGATGACGCACTTACGCCTTATCTCTCCCAAATTGCCCGGAATACAAGGGAAACAGCAGATAAAGATACATCTATCAATATTGATGGTCGAACCCTTGTCAGTGAAACGGATAGGCGTAGATCACGTAACGGTCATCAATTTACAACAGCATAGAGGTGATAATATGGCACAAGGATTATCAAGTTTTTTAAATGTCAACGGTGTGGACTTTCCATGTCCCGCTGTTGGCTTTACTTATACTATTACAACGACAGTTAATGCCGGCCGTAATGCTAACAATGTAACTATCGGTCAAAGGATTGGCAGAGACTTATACAAGTTGGATAACATGAAGTGGGTCGGCCTTGAACCAAAAATTTGGCAAGCAATGTTAAAAGCGGTTGAACCATTTTATATTCCAGTTACATTTGAAGATTATCGCACAGGTAAACCGATAACAATTATAATGTACCCAGGCGACAGAACAGCAGAACCATTGTTTGCAAGTCCAAAATCGCACATAGTAACTAAATATCGTAACTGTCAGTTCAACCTTATAGATACTGGTAGGTGATGTAATGCAAAATGTAAGCAAAAAATATAAGGAATCTATGAAGTCCCTTAACCGAAACAGAGGTTATATCAAAGCAACAATAGGCCTTGTAAATTCCCGAGTCCAAAACGAAATAAAACTAGACAAACAAACAAAAACAGTAGAATATTCTAATGACATTGCCCCTTTTGATGGCGAAGAAGTAACTAGAATATATGCTACAGCAGAACCTGGCATTGCTGTCCTCGATGGCAATGCTTTTTTCTTGCCTAGAACTGGCACCGATTACTATAACAACGGCATTGTAACTGCTGATATTATGGGAACAGTTACAATGGTGCTAGCAAATTCGCATACTATTAAGGGCTTGACTGTCAATTTTGGAAAATGTTATCCGACTGAGTTTGATGTTATTACTAACAATGGCACTACACGTTATCGTAATGCTAACGAAGTGTGGACAACGGAAGATGTTTTTACAGACATAACATTTATTACAATCGAACCAACTCAAATGCGTTACGGGCAGAATAGATTGAGAATATACTCATTTAAGTGTGGTCTTGCAAAAACATTTACCAACGAAGAGGTAATGGACTACAGTAGCAAAGAGTATGTATCCCCAATAGCAGAAACCATACCATCAATGGATGTTATGATTAAAGTTGATAATCAAGATCAATATTACGATCCAGACAATCCAGACAGTGCAATACAGTATATGGGAATCGGTCAAGAGGTTAAAGTACAGTTTGGCTATGATGTAGACGGACAGGGCAATATTGAATGGTTGCCGGAGCAAACCACTTACTTATCCGCATGGTCGGCTAATAGTAGAGAAGCGACATTTAATGCTACAGATAGATTCACATTGTTAACCGGGCAATACTATAAAGGTCAATATTATGCAAATGGAATAACTTTATACGATTTAGCGCTGCTTGTGCTGACGGACGCCGGAATTATAGATAATAGCGAATATTTTCTTGATAATTTTTTAAAAAGCACTATTACACATAATCCGTTACCAGTTGCTACACAAGCGGAGTGTTTGCAGATAATTGCCAATGCTGGCAGATGCACTTTGTCCATTGACAGACAAAATAGGATTCATATACAATCCGCAATTACACCAACAGAAACAATATCATCAAATGGACAGTTAGATTTTAGTGATATTGACAGCGTGTTACATGATGATAATGGAGCATTGACAGCTAAACAGTATGCAATGTTAAGGCTGACAGCAAGCAGGTATGATACATACAAATTAACAGCTTATGAGTATGCTACGCAAGCAAAATTTAAACTTAAATAATAGAGAGGTGATTTTTTTGGCATCACAAAATAAAACAAAAAATCTTGGATTATGCCAATTCGGTAATGATGATATTCCAGATTGGCGAACAGATTACACAGGAGACATGGACAAGATAGACAAAAGTATAAAAACAATATCAGATGAAGTTGCAGAAGTAAAAAAATCTGTCAGTGATGGCAAGTCTAAAGTCGCCAGTGCTATCACTGAAAAAGGTGTAAGCACAGAGGCGACAGATACATTTGATGTGATGGCTGAGAATGTCGGAAAGATACAGACAGGTACATCAAACTCACAGATATTAAGCACAACAATGATATCCGGTGTGGTACAGTGCCGAGTGACACATGAGACGGATAATACATTAGATTAAAGGAGGAAGTATATATATGTTGACAAATAATTTCGCCGGCCTTGTCAGCCTAAACTGTCAACTGGGTTCAGGCAATTATACTGTGTGTAAAACCACAGAAAATAAAACAGCTAGCGCAAGTTACTCTTGGTTTAGACAGCTGTTTGGTGCATCGTTGCTTTTAAAAAATGCGCCTAGCTCAGCCATAACCGGAGTTTATATAGTGTTAGGGACAGGCACAACACCAGCAACAGCGGCAGATATAAAGCTTGAAAATGTGACAGAAGACTATGAGATCGTCACACAAACTAAAGATATACCGCAGACATTTTCAAGTTCAATTATAACTATCACTAGAGTTATACGAAATACAGGTAATGCACCACTAACCATATCAGAAGTAGGGTTATATGCGAGTTATGCAAGTGCTTTCACGGGAGCAATGATGTTAGCACGTGAAGTTATCGAGCCGGTAACACTGCAACCAGGCGAAAAACATTCATTCACAATGGATTTGTGCGTAGAATAGGAGAAGGTGCAGAGCATGAAAACAGCTTACGCAATGTGCAGTACCGGGTTTTCACGACTTGATAGCGGGAACCTTTGTTTTTTACCTAAAAACAAAATATATAAAGAAGTAGGATATGTGAGCAAGGAAATAGCAAACGGCATTGGCGAGTTTTCTGCAAATCCTACAATTACTCTCAATTTAGATATATCTTACAGTTGGTATGGATTTATAATTAATTTTAGAAATTGTAAACCTCTTGAATTTACTATAAAAACTTATGATAATGATACGCTTGTTGATAATGTTGTTATTACCGATGTAGATAGCCTTAACTGGACAGACTACAATCGTTATGGCTCTGCGAACAAAGTTGTTATAGAGTTTACTAAAGTTGAGCCATACGCAAGAGTGTCAATAGACTATGTTGGAATTGGTGACGCAACAGACTATGAACTGTCCAAAGATGATATGTTTGATACACCAACTGTTACGATGGAAGATAAATTAAAGTCAATTACCGTTCAAAAACAATCATATAAACCCGGCACCGACAAAAAAGAACTTGTGTCCGAAAAAATTACTGTCAATTCAAACAACAATATTGTGAAAGTTGACTTTTCAGCACCTAGTCACGGTTATACCGCCATCACTGATGCAAGTAATGTGACAGTTACAGTTGTAGAAAGTGGTGCCTATTATTGCATGTTAAAATTTGATGGACTAACTGACAAAGATACAACACTTACGTACACAGTCAGTGGATATGAGTATGTTGTGGACACTAAAGGATTAACCCATAGATACAATAACAACGGAGCCAAAACAGTTAATTGGAACAACCCACTTGTTGATAATACAGAAGTAGCTAGTTTGCTTGATGATTGGTTAGCGAATTATTACCTAGGTGCAGTTGATTATTCAATAAGTTGGCGTGGAGACCCTAGCGTAGATGCTGGGGATTTATTCAATATGGTCAAGGCGAATGGTGACAAAATAAAAATTAAAACATATCAAAACGAACTTTCATTCAATGGTGCATGGAGTGGAAAACTTAGTGCCAGAAAGGTGGTGGAATAGTTGTGGAATGAACCAAAAACGGACTGGAAAAGCGGTGACGCAGTTATATGGACTGATTACAACCGAATAAAAAATAACATAGAATATTTAAAGCAAAGAGCCGAAGATTTGTGTGGACCAGTTACAGGTTATCAAAGCATGGGTATTGATAAGTTGTATACAGATTTTTATTACGCAGACGAATTTAACGCATTTGAAAACAACATTGCACAGATTAACAGCGTAGTATATCCACAAGACATAGGCGCCAAACAGACGTTTTATGACAATGGAGCGTTTATTAGCTCAGCAGAGATGAACAGACTGGAAACAGCTTGTCAACTTATTAAGGACGCTTTAGACAGTATTAAGCCTAGACGTATACCATTTAAACTAGGTGCATACAAGGATATAAGGATATAAGGAGAGATTAAAATGGTTTTGAAAACAAATTATAAAGAGGATGTACTTGCTACAGCCAACACAAAACGTAAGTATAATATGATTACTAACGATGACGGAACGGTTAGTTTTGAAGATGTGACGGAATATCAGCAGACAGGCGACAATTTTGGCGCAGGCGATGTCAACCAAATATGTGAAGCTGTCAACTTAGCAAGCTCCACTCTGGATAAACTGAATTCTAATTTTCAAATTGTGGGTCAAGGATATGTCACGTTTGTTTTTCCAGCAGGGGACGACAAGAAGGGACAATATCAAGAAGTAACACAAAACATTCTTGTGCCAGCAGGGACTGATGAATTTATTCCAATTATATCATATCTTGGAATTTCTACTGAATCTTCTGTGCCAGCAATGCAGTTAATAGGGCCAAGTTACGATGCATTTGATGCATCAAAATCGGCGCAAAAAGTTCCGCTAAAATTTGCTGCAAATACAGACGGCTCTCCGTGGACAATACGTGTATTTTGGCTTGCAATTAGAGAAAATATTTTATAAAACAAAGCGGAGATTGTGATTACTCACTTTCTCCGCTTGTATTTGATTCATCCCATTCGTCAAGACTCACATATTCTCCACTTGTCTCTCCATCAATATTGAGATAGACAACATCATATATAAAATTGTCAGTATCATATACTAACATTTCTACAGTAAAATCACTTTTAACCTCAGCTCCAAATGAATTTGTGCTATATACATAACTTTGCACCACAACAAGGTGCCCTTTTCGTTCCATGGCAATATCGCCCTGACCAAAAACAGAAGATGGGAAATCTGCCGACTTAGGATTTTTCAAGCAACTTTCAACAGTTTCTTTGGCCATATCCCAGTAAGATTGAAATTGCAAACCAGATATATCCGTTGCATTAACCTCTTCAGTAGTAGTCTCTGTTTCCTCCTCAGTTGCTTCTTCCGTGGTTGGCGTCTCAGTTGTCTCTTCAGTTGTGGTTTTTTCAGTAGTAACCATTTCCGTAGTATTATAAGCAACTTTTTTATGCTCCGATTTAGGTTGGTTCACACAACCTATTCCAAGTAATATTCCACCAACAATCATAGAGCCAAAAATGCCTATTATAAATGGCATAGCCTTTTTATTTTTACATAATAATATTATAGTCAATGCTACGCATATGCTTGTTCCTAAAAACATTATTATTGCTCCAAACGCAATTAAAAAGTTACTCATTCGTATTCACCTCTCCCATGTAGTATATAATACAGTCATAGTACCATGTATTTCCCCAAATTACCATATATTATGACAAAAAATTAGACTTCTATTTTAAGTTTTATAAGAGTATAATAGTAATATCATATAAAGGGAGGACAAAATGGAAGAGAAAAAGAAAGAGATTACAGACGCTATACAAAAGATAACTGATGAGCGAATAATCGATATACTTCACTCTTACATCAAAAACCTTATTAAATAAAACAACCCCAAGGATTTTCTCCTTGGGGCGTTTTTTATTTCTTGGCGATTGAATCAATTAATTTTTCAAGATTGTTCCATCCATCATCGTCAAGATTGGCAAGAGCGACTATAAGTCTTTTTTTAAATGAATCATCATCGGCCTTTGTTATTTCGGCAAGCAATTCACCCAATTGTTCTTCTTTAGTCTTTTGGACAAATACCTCACCAGCTCCATTTCTTAACCAAACTTCATTTACATCAAATTCTCGGCATATATCAGACACGGTTCTATCCGATGGAAATTTAGAACCTGTTTCAATTTGTGCAATAAAGTTTCTGGATAATCCAATTCTTGCAGAAAAATCATCTTGTGTAAGTCCAAGCGTTTTTCTTAATTGTTTAATTCTTTCATTCAAAACTCTTACCTCCTTTCTGAATATAGTATATCAAAAAAATGTCCCTCAGTCAACAAAAATGTATTGACAAAATGTTTCTAAGGGACTATACTGTGTTTACAAGGTCAACAAAAAGGAGGTGTAAATATATGAGTGAAAAGGAAAAACAGATAGTCGAGAAACTCAAGGAGGTATTGCCTAATATGTCCGATTTTGATAAAGGCTATCTTCTCGGCAAAGCTGAAACTATGGCTGATGCAGCGGATAATAAACCTAAGAATGATGAATAGGTTTTAAGAAAGGAGAACAATGAACGAGTTACAGATATTCGACAATGAAGATTTTGCAAAAATAAAAGAAATCGAAAACAGCAACAAAGGTAAATACACCGGTTTCTTTTATGTGCTGGAATATGGTGATTTCGTAAAAATCGGAAGTACGAAGAATCCGTATCAAAGATTGATGGCATTAAAAAGGAATGCTGTAAATTATGGCAACCTAAAAATTGGAAGGCTTGCTATAAGTATTCCACATACAAATTATGTCGAAAACGAAAAACATTTGCATGAGTATTTTAAAGATAAAAGAAAACGAGGAAGTGAGTTGTTTGATTGCGCACTTGAAGAAATAATACCTGATATTTTAACTGTTGCTGAATATAGGGATGATTCAGAGAAAATTAATGCAAAAGCAGATATGTTCTTCCAAGGCATGAAGAGATTTGTCATGGGGGGTGCAAATTTATGAATGATTTACAAATGTTTAGCAACAAGGAATTTGGAAATATCAGAGCAGTAATTATAAACGATTTTCCGTGGTTTGTAGGTAAAGATGTTTGTGAATCATTTGGAGATACAAATTACAGAAGAAGTCTTTCCAATGTGGATGACGTTGATAAGAGCATAGCGTTGATAGAAACCTTGGGTGGAAAACAAAATATGACAATTATCAACGAAAGTGGCTTATACTCTCTGCTTTTCCAAATGCAACCACAGAAAGCAAGGGGTGTGTCACAAAATGACTCCCTTATAAACGAAAGAGTTGAAAAGCTACATAGGTTCAAACATTGGGTAACTGGTGAGGTGCTGCCGTCAATCCGCAAAACAGGCGGTTACAATAAGCCACTTACAACGCAGGAACAGATTCAGTTACTTGCCCAGGGCAACACTGAGCTGTCAGAGAGGGTAGATAAGGTTGAGGACAAGATAGGTAGTCTTGAAAACGATATGCCTTTATACGGCTGCGAGATAGACGAAGTGCAGAAACTTGTCAAGCGCAAGGTGGTATCAATCTTAGGTGGTAAAGATAGCGAGGCATATGCCGACAGGAGCATAAGGAGCCAGACATTTAAAGATATATATTGCCAGCTTAAGAGAGAGTTTGGTTGCGTAGCCACATATAAGAGTATCAAGCGCAGGTACATAGATGATGTTCAGAACTTTATCAGTAGCTATTCAGCACCCACGGCACTTGCCGAACAGATAAACAATGCTAATTCTCAGATGAATATGGGTCAGTATTGTGATGCCAGGAGGTGATTGCGTGGGAAGAAATTTAGACACGATTATAATTCGTGTCTTGTGCACACTGATGGCCATTATGTTTTATATAGCCATCATATGCGTACCTATAGGGTTGGAACTATTTAACATTTCTTTACCCATTTGGGTAAAGATATTGATTATTTTGGCATTTGCAGGACTGGTTCTTACAATGCTGGCAGTTGAACAAAAGATGGAAACTATAGAGGAGGAAAGGAATGAGAGAAAAAAATATTAGCGATTGGCCAAACAATAATGCGGTGATCGCTGGATGTGTTGTTGATACACCTATATATGAGTTTTCAGTAGGTAATAAGTCGTATTATCGCGTGATTATAAGTGCAAGGCGACTGAGTGGAACAGAGGATTTAGTGCCTTGTTATATTGAAGATAGTAAGGTCTCATATATCAGCAAATTTGATTATGTAGAGGTAGTCGGGCATATCCGCACTAAGCATGTTGTCGATTCAACAGGTGTAAATCACACAAAAGTATATATAGAGGTACATGAGGTCAAGCCCTATACGTGTGATAAAAACAGAATTGATTTTATCGCCCATAAATATGCTGATATAGAAATTAGGTTAACACCTAGGGGTTACAGGGTTAGCGATACTAGAGTAATCAATAATCTCCCTAATAGAATTGGAAATCTAATTCCAATCCTCTTGTGGGGCAAGAGCGCTGACCGATTCGCAGATGTACCACTTAATTCTATGGTTGGCATAACCGGCAGATCCCAGTCAAGGGAATACAACAAATTTTATGAGGATGGCACCGAAGAGAAAAAGACAGCTTATGAGGTATCTGTTTCAAAATTTAAAGTGCTTGAAGAAAGAGAGGAGAAAGATGGAAATTAGTTGCGAAGGAACATGTAATAACAGCAGCACAGACAGTGTGACTATTCCTCGCGATAGATATGAGGAATTAATAGATATGGAGACGAGAGCCGATGTGCTCATAAGTGTAGCAAGAAGAGAAAAGTATATAGATCTGGATGTGGTACTTATTATACTTGGTGAATTGCCACTGGAGGTAGATAAAAAATGAGAATCAGTTTGAAAAAGTTAATTTTAGAAAACTTCATGTGTTATGCACATAAGGAAATTATTTTTGGGGATAACACTAAGATTGCTGCTTCCAACGGCAAAGGGAAATCCTCAATAACTAACGCTTATATGTGGCTGTTGTTCAACTGTGATTATCAGCTTTCTGATAATCCACCTATTCGCCGTATGGTTGATGGTAAGACTGTAGATGACGCGGATGTGTCAGTTACGGCCGTGTTTGACGTTGATGGCAAGGAAGTCGTCATGCGTAAGTCTCAGAAGAGGAAATATAGCAAAGATGGCAGCAGTTACAAGGATGATAATTCTTATTCAATCAACGATGTGCCTAAGACATTAAGAGATTTTAATGCATATCTTGACGTTGATATGTCTATTCTCAAGATGTGTAGTAACATCAATGCATTTTTGTCGAAGAAACCAACAGAAATGAGAGAATTTCTGTTTGGATTAGTAGATGGCGTATCAGATGTTGATGTCGCAAAAAGCAAAGTTGAACTTACTGAACTTGTTCCACTTCTTGAAAAGTATACGGCGGACGAACTTTCAGCAATGAATAAGGCTACAAAGTCCAAAGCTGCAAAGGAGTTACCAGTTCTTGATGGACAGATTGCGGAAAAGGAAAGGGATATACAGATCAAACAGTCAATAGATATATCCGCCTTGGAATTGCAGAAAAATGCAATTAAAGAAAAACTGAACAAGGTCACAGAAGATCAGATGGACATGGATAAGGTAGCTGCTGAACATGATGAGATCGCAGACAAAATTTTAAAATTAAAGTTTGAAATATCTGCGATGCAGAACAAAGCAAATGAGAATCTTGATTGCAAGAGAGCAGCACTTAGAAGTGCGATAGATGATTGCAAGACTACTCAGATGAATGTAATTCAGGGGATTTCTGATAACGACTGGGATATTGACCAGTCAACAAGAACTTTGAGTATTTGGAAATCAAAGAAAGAAAAACTAGTGGCTGAATGGAAATCCGTTAATGCTGAGAAATTTAACGAACTTGCTACCATATGTCCGACTTGCCATAGAGAATTTCCGGCAGAAGATATCGAAAGACTTAAGAGTGATTTTGCACAGAATCAAGCCGAGCGACTGGCAGCAGTTGAGGCTGATGGCAAGGCCGTAGCTCAGAAGATCAAGGAGATTGAGGAGCATATAGAAAAACTTAAAAAATGCAATGAGTTCAATCGAAAGACTGTTGCTGATACAGGAACAAAGCTTACCAAGCTTGAAGAAGAATATAACGCACTTCCATTATGCATTGACATATCGGGTGCTGATGAATATATCGGCGTGATGGCGCAGATAGAAGCACTTGAAATCAATATGGCTGGTATGGAGACAACAGCCACAAGGGTGAGACTAAAATCCGAAGAGACCACACTCAGGCAGGAGTTAGCTGAGTGCGAAGCCAAGATCGCTAAGTCTGATACAGAAGCTGACGAAACAAGGCTTGAAGAGTTGCTGGCTAATAAGCGCAATCTTGGACAGGCTCAAACGGATGCACAGAAGATTCTTGATTTGTTAGATGATCTTGATAAGGCTAAAAATGAAGTTCTCACAAATGAAATAAACAAACATTTTAATTTGGTAAAGTGGCAGCTATTTGAATTTGCTAAAAACGGCGGATATAAGTCAACATGTATTCCTACTATAGACGGGAAGAGTATTCTTACCACGATGAGTAACAAGGGAAATAGGATTATTGGTAGGATTGATATTTGCAACAGTATTCAACAGATTAGTAATGTTGCTTGTCCTATGTGGCTTGATGATGCAGAGAGTCTTGATTCTGCAAATCAGCAGAAAGCTGTAGATATGGTAGATGGTCAGATAATAATGCTTGCCGTAAACGACAACGAGGAATTGGAGGTAATGTGATGAGTAAGGCATTAGAAGTAGCAAGAGAACTTGTAAGGCAGCTTGAAGAAGCAGAAAGAAAGAACAAGGTAGAATTATCAACCTTAGCACCTGGAGATGTGTTTGAGATTGGGAAGAATGACTTTATTGTGCTTGAACAGATAGGGGCTGAGGTCAAAATTATTTCTAAGAACTTTATGGCCAAAAATGTAGTTTATGATGAGACATCAAGAGATTACAACAAATCTAATCTTAAGGAAATGATTGAAGATAAGATTCAGCCGATAATTGAGTCAGAGGTTGGGGAAAACAATCTCGTTGAGCATACTGTTGAGTTAACATCAGTTGATATGCAGCATGAATTTGATGATTGTAAATGCAAGGTAAGACCTATCACTTTTGATGAGGCTAGGAAGTACAACAACTTACTTCCTAATAAGGACTTGGACGATTGGTGGTGGACATGTACTCCTTGGAGCACTGAGGAAAGAGGTTGTAGTTATAGCATCGCCGTTGTTTCGTCCGCTGGCAATTTCTACCGCAGCAGCTGTTACTGCGGCCGCGGTGTTCGCCCAGTTTGTATCTTAAAATCTAATATCTTTGTATCAAAGAAAGGAGAGTAATTATGGCAACATTAACAATGAGAGGGTTGCAGGAACAGATTAATGATCTCAGAAACGAGATTGCAGTGTTAAAGACAACTTCAAAGTCAATCAATCTTCCGGAAGGACTCGGTATTGGAGATACATTTGAACTTGCAGATACAACGTGGAAGATTCTTGATATTACAGGTGCTGGATATATTTGTCTGGCTGATAACATTGAAGACATGGAGTTTGATTCAAATTCAAACAATTGGGAAAACAGTGGTCTTCGTGGCTATCTTAATGGAGAGTTTTTTGAGAAGATGGCTGCAGAAATAGGTTCAAAAAATATAATTCCGTTTGAGAGAAATCTTTTATCTCTTGACGGCCAGACAGAATATGGCAAGTGTGAGGATAAGGTCTCTCTTCTTACTGTTGACGAATACAGAAAGTATAGAAACCTCATACCAAACACCAAAGATTATTGGTGGTGGCTTGTTAGCCCTTGGAGTACACCATGCAACGATTACAAAAGAGCCGTATCCGTTGTTTCGGCCGCTGGCAATGTCAACTGCAACGGCTGTAACCTCAACTGCGGTGTTCGCCCGGTTTGTATCTTTTCATCTTCAATCTTTGAATCAGGAGATTAAATGATATGGCAGAGAAAGAGTTTGGAGTGATTTCACAGGCAAAGAATTTGGCTGAACACACATTCAGTATAACTTCAAATTGTAATAGATACCCAAAGAAATACAGATTTTCGCTTGTTGACAAAATGCAGAATAAGGCATTGGAAATATATGAATATTTGTATGAAGCAAATAAAACGAATTGGGAAACTTGCCTTGAAGAGAGATCAGAACTGCAAACAAAAGCTATAACGCATTGCGACGAACTTTTATTTTACATTGAATTATCAATGAAATTGAACATTATCAATGTAAAAAGCATGGAGTATTGGTCAAAAATGGTTACTGATGTTAAGCATATGACAATTGCTTGGAGAACAGGCGACAAGGAAAGATTGGCAAGTAATGATAGTAAATAAAAATATAGGTTACACACTGTATAAACCGTTGTTTCGTCCGCTGGCAATATCAACAACAACAACTGTAACAACAACAACGGTGTTCGCCCATTCTGTATCACACAGACAGTAAGAGTAGGCATTAAGCCGAAATCAGATAAAGATACAAAAAGGTGTGTGACCTTTCCCAAAAGGATAAATACAAAGGAATTTTTACTATGGATAAAGATGTTATATGTGATTATGGAAACCTGTATAAAGCATATAGAAAAGCTAAAAGTGGTAAAAAACATAATTCAAGCACTGCAAAATTTGAAGCAATGAGTCTTGAAGGACTTCATATGTTGAAAGAACAACTTGAAAATCAGACATATCGGATGAATCCGTATAATGAATTTAAGGTCTATGAACCTAAAGAAAGAGTGATTAAGTCGTGTTCGTTCAAAGATAAGGTAATTCAGCATTGCTTATGTGACAATATTTTGCTCCCAAGGTTGAAGTATGAATTTATAAAAACAAACTACGCGGGGCAACTCGGCAAAGGAACCCACTTTGGCATGGATTGTTTGAAAGAACACATGCTTGAATTTTATAATCAGCATGGTCTTGACGGTTGGATTTTGAAATGTGATGTTACAAAATTTTTCTATCAGATAGATCATGAAGTGTTGAAAGATATAGTCGATTACTATTTTGATGACGAATACACGAAATGGTTGAATCATCTATACATTGACAGCACTGCTGGTTTAGGACTGCCACTTGGCAATCAGGTAGCGCAAGTATATGCGTTGCTTATGCTAAATGGGTTAGATCATTTTATAACCGGTGAGCTAGGAATTGAATTGTATGGTAGATACATGGATGATTTTTATCTGATTGCACCAAGCAAAGAATACTTGAAACATTGTCTGGATTGCATAAATCAATTTGTAGCGAGCCTGGGATTATCACTTAATGGTAAGACACAGATAGTCCCGTTTAAAAATGGAATTTTATTTACAGGTTTCCATCACTATGTAACGAAAGATGGAAAGTATATACGGAAATTGAATGGTAAAAGTAAACGAAAGATTTATAAAAAGCTAAAAATTTGGACGAAACTTGTTAATGATGGCAAGATGACAGAGAAAAAGTTTTATGAAAAATATGGTGCTTTGAAAAATCACATGTTGCATGGCAATTGCGTAAAATTGTGTCATTCAATGGATGTATATGTAGAGCAATTGTTAAATAAATCAAACAAAATAAGGAGAAATAAATATGATTAAGTGTGTCAAAGGACTTGTTGAAATTGATGGTTCTAGGAGTGAAGTTAGAGCTGATACAGTAGTATTACTTAAATGTTTACGTGAATATATAAGTGAGGATGAGCTTGAAGAGGCTATTGAAAACTCAAAAAAGACTGTTGATGAGCTCAAGGCAGAAGCAATAGAAACCATTGCAGAAATTATAAAAGAAGCACTACGTAGGGAGGATAAGTAGATGGAAGAAAATACGACAATTACAGAAAAGAAAGCATTTACTACTTCATTAAGTGAATGGAGCAATGCAATAACAGGACTTATTATTGACGATTATAAGGCTGTTGGCATGAATATGGACGATTATGCCAAAGAGTGTGCTATGGAGGCTATGACTAGTATATACAATCTTGTTAAAAGCGATTCAAAGATTGATATGAGAAATCTTGATAAGAGTAATTTGAGAGCAATTGTGAAACGTTGCGCAAGTCTTAAATTAAATGCAAGTGCATATCCAAGAGAGTGTTATTTCCAGTTGCGGAACATGAAGGTGGGAACAGACCCACAAACAGGTAAGGATATATGGCAGAAACAGGTTGAAATGGGCATTGAGGGTAGTGGGTACGACTCCTTACTTGCCAACTATGGAAAAGACGTTGAACAGGTTTATCCGTACTGGGTAATTAAAGAGGGCGATGAATATATTCCGCCAAAGCATAAAGGATTGTCGATTACAGAGCCTGAATGGGTAGAAAAGGGATTATCAAGTAAAGCAGTAAGAGTAGTATATCCTGTCAAGCTGTTGGACGGAACAGTGACATACCTTTCCGCAGACAGGGATAGTGTTAAGGTTAATTTGCTTGCACATGTTAAGCAAAATATGATGAATAGCACATTTGGGATTTGCGCTGACAGATACAAGGCTACAGAAAAACAAAAGTCGGAGATTAAGGCAAAAAAAGATGAAGTGCTTAATGCCTTAAGAACTTGTAAAACCGTAGATGAAATGTTGGAATGCGAGCTTGCGAGACCGTTTATCAGTGGCGCTTGGCTTGATACGCCGGAAAGCATGATTCAAAGAAAAATGTGCAACAATGCAATAAGAAAGTATCCAAAGAATTATGATCCGATGGCAAGGCAGGCACAGATTGAAATGGACGAGGTATATCAAGTTGCGCAAGCTGAGATTGCTGAGAATGCCAATTCACAGGAATTTGCTGAGGACGAAGAAGTACCAGAGTTTGCAAAGTAAGAAAGGAGTTTTTTATGAAGGCAAAGTGTGAAATATATTTGGATAAAATGCCTGGCAGCTGCCGGGAGTGCAAGGCATGGTATATTGGACCATGTTCTCTAGATTTTAAATGTAAACTTATGGAATTAAAACAGATCAAATGCGCAGATGTGTCTTTTGAAGTTAGAAATGGCAAAAGGCATGAAAAATGTCCATTAGAAAAATTGGAGAAATTAAGTAATGAAGCTTAAATGCATTTCTACTGGTAGCATAGGTAATTGTTACTTACTCACAAATGCAAGTAATCAAACGCTTATCCTTGATTGTGGAGTGTCAATCAAAGATATACAAAGAGGTCTTGATTACAACATTAAAGATGTCGCTGGTGTCATTGTAAGTCATGCTCATGGAGATCACATCAGGGCAGCAGTTGATTTGAAAAAATTGGGTGTACCAGTGTGGAAACCGTTTGAATCTGTTAGTAAGGCTGTAAAAATGGGAGAGTTTACAATTCATTGTTTTTCTCTCCCACACAATGGCACTCCCAATTACGGTTTTTTGATCAAGGTTGATGAGCAAAAAATATTGTACATGACGGATTTTGAGTATTGCCCAATGACATTTAAAAAGCAAAATATCGACCATATGTTAATCGAATGTAATTACATCAAAGATATGGTCGATACTGATGCTCCAAATTACACTCATAAGATACTTGGCCACTGTGAATTAGCTACTTGCAAGGAATTTGTTAGGGTAAATGCTACAGATAACCTACAGAACGTCATATTGTGCCATTTGGGCATTGATACAAGCAATGCCGATAGAATGGTTGCTGAAATATGTGAAGTGGCTAAAAACGCAAATGTGGACGTTGCAAGAGCCGAAGTGGAATGGCAGTTGAGAGCAAAGGATGAATGTCCATTTTAAGCAGAAAGGAGTACAAAAGACATGGCGAAATCAAATGATAAAGTACATGAATATAGAATGTCCGGTGCAGCTTGGTTGTTAGAGATTATTAAGCGTGAGGGCATAGAGAAAGCAGAAAAGGAACTGGCAAAACGTAGAGCATGTTTTGTCCCACTTGAAATTCCAACGTCAAAGATGCGTGAATATGAACAGAAAGTTAAATGGAACACTATAGATACAGTGGTCTTGTTATCATGTGCAACATTGCATGATGAATTTGGGTTTGGCCATGATAGATTATGTAGGTTTATTGAGCGCTTTATGCTTAAAACTTCTTGTCTTGCCGATGAAGATGTGAAGTGGCAGGACTATATAGACACATTACAGGAAGAGGTTGGAATAACATTTACAATTAGAGAGAATGGAGAGAAATAATATATGAATAAAGTAATTTTGATGGGTAGGCTTACCCGCGATCCAGAAATCAGATATTCACAGAATGGCGATCAGATGTGTATAGCCAGATATACATTGGCTGTAGATCGTAAATTTAAGAAACAGGGCGATGGACAGACAGCCGATTTTATCAACTGCATTGCATTTGGCAAGAGCGCTGAGTTTACAGAGAAGTACCTTAAACAGGGCACTAAGATTGCCATAACTGGTAGAATTCAGACCGGTAGCTATACAAACAAGGATGGCAATAAAGTCTATACGACTGATGTTGTTGTTGAGGAACAGGAATTTTGCGAGAGTAAGAATGCGAATAACAGCAATAGTCAGCAGTCCAATACAGCAAATGCAAGCAATCAGCCAAGCTCTGGCAACGACTTTATGAGCATACCAGAGGGGATAGAGGATGATTTACCGTTTAAGTAGGAGTGAGTGATATGAATAAACATACAATGTCAGACTTGTATTCAATGCAAGCTGCTCCGCTTTCTGTAAAGATAAAGATGACAGCTAGAAGAATAAGGGACTGGGTGGATGAGTATGGACAGTATGGAGTCTATGTGTCATTCAGCGGCGGTAAAGATAGCACAGTCCTTGTAGATATAGTGCGTAATGTGTGTGGATACAAGGAGATTCCGCTAGTATTTGTGGATGTGCCGACTCAATATCCTGAATTAAAGGAGTTCGCCTTGACATTTGATAATCTTGTGATTTTAAAACCTAAAATTTCATTTGCACAGGTTTGTGAAAAATATGGTTTTCCGATGATTAGCAAGGAAGTGTCAAATTGTGTAAGTGGTGCGAGAAAATATGTTAAATGCCTTGACAGCCAAAAATCTAACAACACAATCTTAACAGACAGACAGACAGACAGACAGACAGACAATTCCATATGCTTGCTATATGGCAGACCTGCTAGGAATAGACAGGAGAATAAACAAGCAGAACGAGCAGTACAAGAGTTTGCAGACTAGCGGTTCAGAATACAGGTTGCGCAGATTAAGTGGAGAACTGACAGATAGTAAAGGCAATTATAGTCAGTTTAATCAAAAAAATATAAATTCTTTCTTGATGCACCATTTGAAATTAGCGATCGATGTTGCGACGTTATGAAGAAAAAGCCAGTACATGATTATGAAAACAAAACGGGCAGAAAACCAATTATAGCCACAATGGCTTGTGAAAGTGTTATGCGTACAAAAAGATGGTTGCAAGATGGCTGCAATGCTTTTAACGCAATAAGACCACATAGCAATCCTATGAGCTTTTGGACGGAACAGGACGTGTTGCTTTACATCAAAGAAAACAATCTGCCAATATGTTCTGTTTATGGAGGTATCGTAACGGACGATGAAGAAAGCGGTCAAATGACTCTTGCAGATTTTTGTGATATGGAAGAATTTGAACTTGACAGACCGCGCTTGCATACGACTGGGTGCTCAAGAACAGGGTGTGTATTGTGTGGTTTTGGATGTCATCTTGAAAAAGATGGACAAGGTCGATTTGAGTTGTTAAAGAAAACCCATCCCAAATTTCATAATTTGTTATACATCTTGAAAAACAATGGTGTGACCTATGCAGAAGCTATTGACTGGATCAATGAACACGGAGATATGAACATAAAATATTGATTCGTGGTGGGTGTGATGGAATATAAAGGAGTGAAAGCGAATGAGCGCAATGGAAAAACTAACGATTGATGAAATAATAGATCATTGCGAAAGAAAGACAGAGCAATATGAACGATTGTTCGGGAAAGAGTGTCTTGAAACAACGCCGCTGATTAGTTCGGTGATAAAAGAGTATTGGGAGCATAAACAGGTTGCGGAATATCTGAAAAAGCTCAAAGAATATCAGCAGTTAGAGGAACAGGGCAGGCTTATCAAGTTGCCTTGCAAGGTGGGAGACACAGTTTATCTTATAAAAAATAGTGAAACAATAGTAGAGTGCAAAGCAGATATGATGTTTCTTGGTGTTCTTTGGGAAGAATTTAGGAAAGAATGGTTCCTCACAAAATCCGAAGCCGAGGCAAAACTGAAAGAATTGAGAGGTGGAGAAGTTGCTCCTAAAATGGATACGAAAGTGGCTAATAAGGAAAACGTAATATCTTTCTTAAAAAAATTTTTTCCAAATAAGATACAGATGTTTAATACAAGGAATTTTGCCGGAGATCACATGATAACGATATATGATTCAAATGGCGTGGTAATTGATTATTGTCCAGATTATGATTACCTAGAACTTTTTGGATTAACAGATGATGAATTTGCAATAGTAGTGAAAGAATGCGGAGACAATTAATACAATGGCTTCAATCAGAAGCGGAATAGGAGAAAACATGAAAGATAGATATTTATTCAAGGCAAAAACTTGTAATGGAGAGTGGGTTGCAGGATTTTTGCATTGCAAAGATGATAAATGGTATATAAGCAATAAAGCAGGTTCGCCATTTGCGTATGAAGTAAGACCAGATACCATCTGTCAATGCACAGGCTTGAAAGACAAGAACGGCAAGCTGATTTGGGAGAATGACATCATGAAATATGAGTGGTTCAGAATACCCAAGGTGGACGTTGTTAAGTATGATCCGCCAATGTTCACATATTCAAAGACCGTGAGGTGGAATTTAGGTGCTGACGAAGTTATTGGTAACATATTTGACAATCCAGAATTGATAAAGGAGATTTGAGCAAATGGTTAAAAGAAAAATATATAAATGGATGTTCAAAAAGATATACTTTAGAATTTGCAATATCGAGCAGGGGTTTTTCATGGCAGGAGACATGGACAGATCAAACGACTGTATCAGATTGGAAAATCTGCTGAATAAATACAAAGAATATATTATTTATTAAAAACGAAGAAAGCGAGGGATAATATGACAGAAACAGTTATAAAATGCTGTCCGTTTTGCGGGAAAACGCCAAAATTAACGCATGAAATTTATAAAAACATGGACAATATTGGAGCTGTCCCATTTCACGAATTAGAAATAGCGTGGGCAATTAAGTGCGTGAACTGTGGAACAAGTAGACGTTCAATAGGTCGCTCATATTACAATATTGATGAGTTCGGAGACTTTAAGCTCGTCCCTCAGAACTATGGCGATAAGGACGCATCATTAGTCTCGGATAAAAGACTTGAGGTAATAGAGATGTGGAATAGGAGATATTAACGAGGAGGTAGGAGAATGACAGAGCGTGAAGCTATTAAAAGAATTAAAGAATGCAGAAATACACCAAATTTTCAACCATACATATATATGAATGAAGCGTTAAATATGGCAATCGAGGCACTTGAAAAGCAGATACCGAAGAAACTAGACATTCAAGGTGATGGATATGACCCTGACGGAAATCTTGTATATGACACATGGATTTGCCCTGCTTGTGGTGTTAGCTATGAAATTGATTATGACGAATACGATTATTGTCCGTCATGTGGACAGGCTATAGATTGGAGTGATGAAGAATGACAGAGAATAAAGCAAAGAAACCGCGAAAAAATGGCTTATATTCAGCGCACGGCGGTATTTTTAGGAAAATTCCTGCATATATGTGTCCCTCATGTGGGAATATGTGCCTTGAAAAATGGGCGACTGAACGGAGTATTACAAATTACTGCTGGGATTGCGGGCAGAAATTAGATTGGAGCGATGAAGATTGAGATTAATTGATGCAGATAAACTGCTGGATGCACTAGACAAGATAGAACAAGACTATGAGAATGTATGCATTATGCCTAACTGGTATACGGCAATAGGGGAAATCAAGCAACAGCCAACCGCCTATGATGTGAACAAGGTTGTGGAGAAGCTGAAAAGTGAAAAAAAGGTTATAAGTTGTGTGGATAATGAATTTCAAAGAGGGACAAAGAATGGAAACAATTATGCACTGAACATGGCAATTGAGATAGTGAAGAGAGGTGGAAAGAACGAGTAAGCTAAATTACAAAAAAATATATGCTATAGAAAAATCCAACCGTGAAAGGCTTTTGAAAGTTAATCCAAACCTTGATGACAAGAGTGGTATATACTTTCTAACTCGGACGGATGAGGATGGCATATCTTACTTTTACATAGGTCAAGCTATAAAAATCTTGCAGCGGATGTGTAGCCACCTTACCGGATATCAGCACATAGACCTATCATTGAAGAAACGAGGGTTTTACAGTGTGGATAACCCCTATGGATGGCAGATTAATTTTATTCATTACCCCAAAGATGAACTAGATCAGATGGAGCAGTATTGGATATTGCAGTACACGAAGAAAGGCTACCAATGCCGTTACAACAAGACAGCTGGCGGTCAAGGTGAGGGCAAGGAGAAGATAAACGAATTTAGACCATCTAGGGGCTATCGTGACGGCTTAGAGCAAGGTAGAAAGAACCTTGCAAGAGAATTATCCTCTATTGCAGATAAGCACCTTAAAATCGAAATTAGAGCCGATAAATTTAACAATAAGGTATCACAGAGACAGTTTGAGAAGTTTAAGGAATTATTGAAAGAGGGCAAAAGCGAATGAGCGGATATTATTTTTCTTACGAAGTTAGTCAGGACGGCACAAACACGTTGGTTGTGTATGACGTAGATAGCAGTCCATTATTGTCTACGCCACGAGTAGTAAAGGTTGTCACAGGAAATGCCGCAACACGGCTATATAAGGCTATGACATCTAAGGAAAGGAGCATATGGGAATGACAATTCCGACAGTAGATATGACGACCACAGGTGAAAATATCCTACGTCTGAGAAAGCGAGCTGGATTATCAGTCGTTGACTTGAATAAGGTGTTTGGATTTACAAATCTTAATGCAATTTACAAGTGGCAGAACGGCAAATGTATGCCGACTATAGACAACTTGATAATCTTAGCCGATTTGCTAAATGTTACAGTTGACGAGATCATAGCGAGAAAGACAATAACAACAATTTAAAATTTATCAGAAAGGACAGGTCGTGCGCACATAAAACCTAGGTGTCCTTTGGTGATAAAAATGTCACAAATGAATATTTTTGACTACTTGCGAGAACCTATCAGCATTACTAAGCCTATCAGACTCATAGAGTTATTTGCCGGTTATGGCAGTCAAGCTATGGCATTAAAGCGGATAGGTGCGAAATTTGAGCATTACAGGGTTGTTGAATTTGATAAATACGCAGTTGCAAGCTACAACGCAGTACACGGTACAAATTTTCAAACCATGGATATAACACAGGTTCATGCTGTGGATTTAGCCATTACGGACACTAAAACATTTACTTACTTACTTACTTACTCGTTTCCTTGTACTGATTTGTCGGTTGCTGGAAAGCAAAAGGGAATGAGTAAAGGTAGCGGTACAAGAAGTGGTTTGCTGTGGGAAGTGGAAAGAATATTAACTGAAATCAGAGATAATAACGGAGAACTGCCACAAATCCTGTTTATGGAGAATGTGCCGCAAGTTCATAGTCAGGACAATATGCCTGATTTTAGAAAGTGGTTGGATTTTCTTGAAAGTTTGGGATATGTGAACTACTGGCAAGACCTAAATGCTAAAAACTACGGCATAGCGCAGAATAGAGAAAGATGTTTCATGTTCTCATTTTTAGGAGAATACAATTATCATTTCCCTGAGCCTACACCGCTCACTAAACATCTGAAAGACTGCTTAGAGGATAATGTAGATGAAAAGTATTACCTCAACAACGAAAAAGCACAGAAACTTATTCAGACACTTATTGACAATGGAACATTACCAGATACAATCCCTAGCAGAGCAGAGCAGAGCAGAGCAGAGCAGAGCAGAGCAGAGCAGACTTGTGTTGACGGAACAATCTGTGAACCAGGAAGAAGAGAAGTTGCAAACTGTATCAAGGCGAGATATGACGCTGGAATTAGCAACTTACGATCGGATGGAAACTGTGTTATTGAACAATATAAGAATAGACAGAAAAACTGATGTTGCTTGCACTCTTATGGCTAGAGATTATAAGGGTTACGGCAACAAACAGAATGGAAATGGAGTAATTGAATGGAAATAATAGGCAGTATATACACAGAAGTTTCAGACAATTTTCAGAAAGGCATTATCGGGGGGGGGTGTTTCCCGATGTGTCAAAGCGGAAAAACACGATTTAGGAGTTGTTTTAATGAATGAGGTTAAAGAATTTATGACGTGGGGGTGCAGTCCAACATTGAGCACTATGCAAGGTGGAAATCAAGAACCGAAAATTCTTGAAGAGCAAATTCCGTGCAAATTGAATAAAATGCCGGAAGGACATTTGGATAGCTTAGATAATGCCAAAATATGCGATATTGATACACCAACAGCAAGTACGGTAACATCACGGTATTGCAAAGGTATAGGAGCGCATAAAGACAATATGTGTATAGTTGCTATGCGTGGCAGAAATCCCAATAATCCGTTAGATAGAACTGTGGGAAGTCCGACAGAGCAGAGATTAGAGGTGAAATATGCAAGGTACAAGTAACTGCTTAACGAGTGTGCAAAAAGATAATTTATTGCTTGAAAAGCCTTTATTGCTAGGCGGTGTCGGAAAAGAAAATGAGTTTGGCTCACAGTACAGGCAAGGAAACAGAGTATACAGTTCCAATGCTTGCGCTATGGCATTAAATTCTCAGCCGGTTGGAAATGCTGGTGGAAATTCATACTTATACAATGTTGGTTATCGCATTAGAAAGCTAACACCGAGAGAGTGCGGACGGCTGATGGGTGTATCTGATGAAGATATATCCAAAATGGCAGCAGTAAATAGCAACACGCAGTTATACAAGCAGTTTGGAAACAGCATAGTTGTAGATGTTATGTGTGCCATGTTTAAGAATTTGAATATCAATCAAAAATAAAATGTGAGGTGGTAAATATGGGAAATCAGCCCTTGGAGGTCAAATCGGATAGGAACTATAACAGGGCACATGAGATGACAAGAAACGGCAAATTCACAGTTGAGTGGTGCTTGAAGTTTATCAACAACTGGGAAAGAGCGACACGAAAGCTCGGAGGTGGTGACAATGGTAAGAGAAATTAACGATTGTTGTGGTTGTGCCGTACCTGGTTATCCGTGTATGGGTGACAGTTGCCCTAGACGGCATACGATCGTTTATGAGTGTGATAGGTGCAACTGTGAATGCGATATACTTTATGATTATGACGGCAATCAGTTGTGTGAGGACTGCTTGCTGGAGGTTGTACCAAAGATAGGAGGGTGAATATGGCAGTTTACAGGAATGTACATCTGTCATTTTGGACAGATAACAAGGTTGAAGATGATTTTACACCAGAGGATAAGTATTTTTATATTTATTTGCTGACGAACCCTCAGACTAATATTTGTGGTTGTTATGAGATTAGCTATTCTCAGATGACTAGAAATACCGGATACAATAAAGACACCATAATAAGGTTGCTTGAGCGCTTTGAAAACGTTCACAAGATTATTAAATTTGATAAGAATACCAAGGAGATATTGATTCTGAATTGGTATAAATACAACTGGAGTAAGTCCGAGAAAACGCTTACTGGGGTTGAAAATGTTGCAAAACATATTAAGTCGGAAGTGTTTAAAAAATATGTTTTGGATGTTGTAAGCTGCATAAGAAGTGATACCCCTATTATGGGGCATGTATGCCCCATGCAAGCATCTGTATCTGATACTGATATTAATAATATATATATTAATAATAAAAGAGATATAGTTAATACATCAGAGAATATTAATATAAATAATAATATACTAGATGAATTAATTACAGAGTTTAATATATCTAATTATTTATTAGATAGTATCAATACATGGCTTAAATATAAAAAAGAACGGAGGTTCACATACAAAGAAAGTGGCTTGAGAACCTTGGTTAAGACTATTAAGATTAAGGCAGATGAGTACGGAGAACAGGCTGTCATCGCAATAATTGATGAGAGTATTGGAAATGGCTATCAAGGGATAACCTGGGACAGAATAAAAAAAGTTCAACCACCAAAGTCACGGCAGAGTGCTAATGATCAGTTTGACAGGTTAATGGAGCAGATAAGGAGAGATGAAGATGGCAAAAATATTTAGATTTAGCGGGTATTTTGTTGATGGAGACATTAACCAATACGATGTAGAGGGATTCAAAGGCGCATTGACTGAAACCATATTAGGTGAAAGCACCATATGCAAGTTTCAGCAGTTGCATATTGAGGAAAGCAAAGATTTTTCAAACGATGGAGAATTGGAAGAAAATTGTGACCTTGCATTACTGACAAGGCATTTCAAGAAAGAGTCTAATTACGATTTTGATAGGCTGCTACCAGTAGCAGGGCAGAAGTACAGGCATTTTAAGATAGGAAAGGTTGTAACGGTTATAGGAATATCAAGGCACACAGAAACCGAAGAAGTATCGGTTGTGTATGAATATGAGGGACATATTTGGAACAGACCACTTGGAATGTTTATGAGTGAAGTCGATAGAAATAAATATCCAAATTCAAAGCAGAAGTACAGATTTGAACTGATAGGCGGTGATGATTACGACCGATAAAGAAACACGTAAGATAATAGCGGTGTTAATGGTTGCATATCCGAACTACAAGCCGATTAACATTGACTTTACCGTATCTGTTTGGACAGATATGTTGTCTGATTATTCTTACTCAGAGGTTGACATGGCAATCAAGGCTTATATATCAACGGACACCAGCGGCTTTGCTCCGGCAATAGGACAGGTTATAGACAAAATAAAGTCAATAACTACTCCTCGGCAAATGACCGATGCCGAGGCATGGGCATTGGTTCGTAAGGCAATCTCAGATAGCAGCTATAATGCCAAAGATAGATTTAACGAGCTACCGGTAACATGCCAAAGGGCGGTCGGATCACCGGCACAACTAAGAATGTGGGCGTTGGATGCGTCTTATAACGAAAACGTAGTTAGCAGCAACTTCATGCGGTGCTATCGAACAGAAGTCACTCGGCAAAGCGAACTAAGCAGAATGCCAAGTGAGGTTCGACAGATCATCGAAAAAATTAATAATAACTCACAAATACTTTCAGATAACAAGGCTGGTCAGCCTAGAAAAATCACAAAAGATAAAACGATAATTGAATAAGTTGGTGAAATGATGGAATCCAGATATCAAAAACTTAAAAATGCTGGATTATGTGTAAGATGTGGCAAAACAAGAGATAGAGATGGTGCTTATTGCTCGGCCTGCTGCAAAAAACACACTGATGAAAATAAAACGGCAAAAAAATGGTACGCAGAAAATCACATTTGCCCTATTTGCAGAAAAGAAACCTTATACGGAGACGAAAAGCAATGTTTGGCTTGCCGACACAAACACAACAATTTTCAAGAAATTTATAGGCAGCAAAATAGGTTAGAACTCAACAAAAGACATGCAGATGGGGCAAGACGCATATATGCAGAGCGAAAAGCTCAAGGGCTTTGCCCTAAATGTGGGAAAATTAGACCTCAATTTGGATTTATAACATGTGGTTTGTGTCAAAAAAAAGATAATTCAACATTGCGAAGCAAATATGTACCACATCCAATAATTCCTGTTGAAGGCAAATGCCGATATTGTGATAATCCTGTTTATCGCAACTATAAGGTATGCCAAGATCATTTTGACAAAATGTATGGATATCGACAGCTTAAATGGCATCCACCTATAAGAAAGGCGGTGGATGAATGATAAGCAAAAATGATAACCCATGTAAAGATTGTGTAGAACCTATCAGACATATAGGTTGCCATGGAAACTGCGAAAAATATTTGACATGGAAGGAAGCATATGATGAATGGAACAGCAAAGTGTTTAACGAAAGGTCGAAGAGTCGAGCGGTTGACAAGTATTTGATAGACAGAAGTTTAAAGACAAAGGCAGAGTATCGGAGGAAAAACAGATGAATGTTGTGGTTACGCAAAGCGGTAAAAAAGTGAATATTGCTGATATTGTTCTGCCTGATGATGTGATGAGAACAATAGCTAGCATGATTGGTTGACAAGTAAATAAATGACAAGTAGAATGTGCCGTAGAATGTAGTGTATATGCGGCACATTTTACGTAGGAGGATAATAGAAATGGAATGTGTGGCATATATAAGAGTGTCAACAGAAAGACAGGTTGAAGAGGGTTACGGCCTTGAAAGTCAAAAAAGAGATATCGAAGAATATTGTAAGAAAAATGAAATGCTAATCACTGATTGGTATATTGATGCTGGACTATCTGGGATGGACATGAGCAAGCGTGTTGAACTGCAACGGCTTATATCGGACATATCGAAAATAAACAACATAGTAGTATATAAGCTGGACAGGCTAGCAAGGGATTCAGTAGATGCATTATACATGATTGAAAAACTCTTTACACCGAAAGGTGTCAGAGTTAATAGCGTACACGATTTTGCCAGGTACGAGACGCCGCAAGACAAATTCCAAACACATATTATGGCGGCAGTTGCCGAATACGATAGAAACACAATGTTGCTGAGAATGCGCGGCGGTATGCTGGAGAGAGTTAAAAATGGCTACTGGATGGGCGGTGGCAATACACCATACTGTTACCGATATGATAAAAACCTTGGCTATCTTGTACCAATTCCAGAACGTGCCGAACAGGCTAATAGAGCTATGGATTTGTTTATTGGCGGTATGTCTGACGTAAAAATTCAGAGATTACTTGGCTATAAGAGCGAATTTGTTGTGAGAAATATCCTCACAGGGGTTGTTAATATCGGTTATATCCCATACAAGGGCGGCACATATAAAGGATTGCATGAGCCGATATTTGAGCATGACAAATTTTATCTTGCTCAGGAGTTGAGAAAAAGTAGACGTAAACAACATGTATACAGTTTTACCGAGCCACATTTGCTTACAGGTTTGTGTTATTGCAAAACCTGTGGTTGCAAGATGCGATACCAGAAGATAACTGGCATGGGGATTCATAAGATATATTGTTGCTCACACGACAAATACTTGGACTACTTGCCAAACTACAATACAGATTGCGACAACCCCGGAGCATGGGCAAGCGATATTGAAATAGCATTTGAGCATGAGATACTTGGCATCTCAATAAATCTATCACAATACAAGCCAAAGGCAAAAGAAACAAAGTTGCAAATACTGACTAACCAGCTTGAAAAACAAAAATCAAAGCTAAAACGGCTATACACCCTGTATGCAGAGGGAAACGACATGGTTTTGGATATGATTAAGACTTTGGAGACTGAGATCAGAGAGACTACCGAAAAGATTTCAGCTGAAAGAAAAAATGGTCAGCATGAGCAGAAAAAAGAATTTGTCTATGAAAATATAAAAAAACTTGCCGACATCTGGGATGGTATCAGCAAGTCTCAAAAAAACTCTATACTCAAAACTATAATTGATAAAGTTATTGTAGGCAAGGACGATATAGAAATTCAGCTAAAAAACTTTTAGCACTTACATAATGCAGTTCCTATGGCGTTAAGGTGGTGCTATACCGCATATACACTACATTTTTTTGACACATGACGCATAATGCGTCTTTTTTATTGCTATTTTTTAGGCTGTATGTTATGTTGATTGTGTACTTAGGAGGTATATTGATGATTGATATATCTAAGCTGATAAAGGCTGAATATGAGTACATAAGATTAAACGCTAACTTCACAGAGCGAGAATTACAACTGTATGAGTTGCGCAACAAACAATACACATATGAAATGTGCGCCGAGTTGATGAATATGAGTGTATCGACAATAAAACGGATAGCACATCAAGTAGACCGAAAGATAAACCGGGTGATACAATAATGACACTTTGGTGAGCTGATTATGAGCGGATAACGAACTCGTTACCGCTCTTTTTTTATGCAAAAATAGAGTTATAGGAGGTGGCTTATGATTACCGATGAAATATTGGAACGTATTTTTTCTAGGGAAGATGTGGCAAAAGTGCCACTTATATATCAATCGACAATGATACACGCAATTGACGAAGAACTTGAAAAGGAGAAAACGGATGATAGCACAGACACCTTATCAAAATATGATTTATAGTCAGCCGCAAATGGCTTATACACCCCAAATGTACAATCCATGGACAACTAGACCACAATCTCAGGTTCAGCCTATGCCAGTAGAGCAACCTCAACAAGTAATGCAGCCGCAAGTAAAGCCACTTACAGGTAAGGTTGTTCAGACTTTAGAAGCAATAACGGCAAATGATGTTCCAATGGATGGCACCGCTGCTTTTTTCCCTAAACAAGATTTGTCCGAGATTTATGTTAAAGGATGGAACGCAGAAGGGCAAATTGAAACAATCGTGTATAAGCCTGTTAGAGACACAAAACCGACACAGGCAGTAAATAATACTTTTGATGCAGAAAAATTTAAAATAGACCTATCAGAAAGCGTTACAGAGGGTATTACAACAAGATTGGATAATCTGTATTCAAAAATTGAAGAAATTGAAAGCAAACTAACAAGTTCTCAAAGAAAAAATTCGCGATCACAAAGTAAAGGTGGTGACGAAGAATGAACCCAATTAACATTTTTCAAATGATGAAAGCTGGCCCACAACAGTTTATACAGCAGATGATTGGGAATAACAACGTAATGAGCAACCCTATAGCTAGAAATGCTATGCAGATGGCTCAAAAAGGAGATTCCAAGGGTATAGAGCAAATAGCTAGAAATTTATGCAAAGAGAAAGGAATTGATTTTGATAAAGCCTTTTCAGATTTCAAAAATCAATTCCCTTTAAGATAATTAATAGTATTCCCAATAGTAACCTTTGCATTTTTTGAACTGGTGCTTACAACACCTATGAATAGATGTTTTTGATACATTGTATTTTAAACATGCATCAGAAATACAGTCGAACTTTTCAATTAATTTTTTATTTGAATCGTAAACTGCTACACCGATAGGACTAGATTTTCTTAGCTGTTCAAGTCTGTTTGAAATGTCATTCTTATCAAAAACAAATATTAAGCCATGAGTTGTTATACCATTACCATCACAGGTACTTCGGATTGAACTGATTGGTATTTTGTTTGCCTTTGAGGCTTCAACAACGCTTTCGTACGAATCAAGAAATACTCCATTAAGGTTGTATTTATAAACTTTTCTTTTCCATAAGGCTTTTGAACCGTATTCATTATTATACTTTTTGGTACACCACTCAAGATTTGAAACTGTATTGTTTTGTTTATTTTCGTCTTTGTGGTTTACACATTCATAATTATTAGGATTGGGGATAAAGGCTAAAGCTACAAGCCTATGGACTTTAAGCGGATAGTACTTTTGATTTTTTGATAACTTGATACATTTGTATCCACCACGGTTTATAAAGGGTTTCATAATTTTTCCTTTAATATGGGAAACATTACCACGATGGATGATACATCTTGACAAAGATTTTACATTGCCAAGATTACTTACTTGATAAATGCCCTCAAAGTTTGGGACATCTTTCCAAATTTCTTGCATAAAAATAACACCTGTCCTTTCAGTGTGAAACGCCCTACCGGTAATGTACGGAAACTGTTAGGACAAACAGCTTATCGGGAGCTACCCTATCCGTACGAATATATTATAACACATTTTAATTAACTTTGATACTAATTCTTGCAAGATTAAGTATATATAAAATTCAGGAGGTAAAAATTATGTTTAATTCAAATTGCGCAAGCGTACCACTTGTAGCGAATGTCGACGGAAACAACGGAAGTGGCTTTTTCGGTGACGGCGGTGCATGGTGGATAGTTGTATTTGTATTATTCATTGCCTTTGGCGGCTGGGGTAACGGCTTTGGCGGTTTCGGAGGCGGTGGAAACAACGGAGTAGGAGCGGAAATTCAGAGAGGATTTGATAATTCAGCAGTTATCAGCAAGTTAGACGGCATTTCTAACGGACTTTGTGACGGCTTTTATGCCATGAACAACAGCATGCTTACTGGTTTTAACGGCATTAACACAAATATCATGCAGACAGGCTATGGCATACAACAGGCGATCAACGCTGACACTGTAGCTGGTATGCAGAACACAAATGCTATTCAGGCAACCCTTAACAACATGGCTGCTCAGAATGCCGCTTGTTGCTGTGAGACTCAGAGACAGATTGAGAGAGGTTTCTGCGACACCAACTACAACATGGCTACACAGGCTTGTGAGACAAGACAGGCTATCGAGAACAGCACGAGAAGCATCCTTGATTTCCTGACTCAGGACAAGATAGCCACATTGCAGGCAGAAAACAATAGCTTAAGGCTCGCCGCATCACAGGATAGACAGAATGCACTTCTGACTACTGCAATGACAGCACAGGCACAGCAGATTGTCAACTCTGTAAATCCTACAGCTATTCCAGCTTATGTTGTGCCTAATCCTAATGCTTATGCTTATGGATGTGGTTGCAATGCAGGCTGTGGCTGCTAAAAGTAGCAGCTACGTAAAAGCGAATAATTGAGTATCTTAATTGAGTTTAACTCGATTTTAACCGATTAAACACGATTATGTCTGCTATGCAGTATTACTTTTTAACCTAAGGGCAGACTGAAATATGTTTGCCCTTATTTTGTGAAAGAGAGGTAAAGATAATGGAGATAACAGGGATTGCATTACAAACAGTTTCCGCAGGCGAAGATGTTGCATTTACAGAAACACCGGTATGTGGCACTAAATGTATAGTTCACAGACAGGGAAGCGGAATTATCAAGCTAAGAGGCATTACAAATCAGTGCAAGGCAAGATTTTTAGTATCCTATAGCGGTAATATCCAGATACCAGCAGGTGGTACAGTTGAAGCTATTTCACTTGCTATTGCAGTTGATGGAGAACCTTTACAGTCAACACGAATGATAGTTACTCCGGCAGCAGTTGAGAATTTCTTTAATGTGTCGGCACAGGCTTATATTGATGTGCCTTGCGGTTGCTGCAGTACAGTAGCGGTGCAGAATACATCGGCACAGGCTATTGAAGCACAGAATAGTAACTTAATCGCAGTAAGGGAGGCTTGATATTATGCATAAATGGGCTAAACAGATTATGGAATGTGTCAAGGCGAAAGTTGAAGCAATCGGATTGGATAACTTTGAGGGGCAGAACCTTGACGATTTAAAGGATTTTACAGAAATAGCAAAGAATATAGCTTGCTTTGACAAGGATTACAGAATTGTTGAGGCTATGGAGAAATCAGAAGATAACGAAGATATTATGCGCATGGTTGAACAGTACGAAGATTATCCAGATCGAAGATTCTATGATAACTACCGCTATGCTAATGGCAGATTTGCGCCGAAAGGCAGAGGAACAAGGCGCGGTTATATAGAGCCTCCTTACTATCATCAGATGCCAGACGATTATAGGACATGGGAAGATAAGCCAGTGCAGGAAAGAATGAGAGACCTTGATCGCATGAGTGGTAGAATGCACTATACAGAGCCAACGACTGCTACAAGAGACAGCAGAGAAGGCAAAAGTGGCATGATGAGGAGATCATACATCGAGGCTAAAGAAATGCATAAGGATAAAGACACAACTATGCAGGAACTTGAGAAGTACCTCAAAGGAGTTAGTGAGGACATTACAGATGTGATCGGCAGCATGACCCCGGAAGAACGGTCAATGCTTAAATCAAAAATGTCTACACTTGTAACAAAACTGTAACAATTACACATGATGTATATAAGCGTGAGGGAGTGCATAGCCGCTCTCTTGCGTTTTAAGGGGGCATATAGCTTGAATTTTGAATTAAATGGTATTCAATGGAAAATTGTATGGGTAGACAATAAAAGCTCGTTATTGAGCCGTACAGATGGCTCTATGAGCGTGGGAGTAACAGACATGAATACCCACTGCATATATTTGGCTAAAAGTTTGCATGGTGCATTTCTGCGTAAAGTGATTATACATGAGCTGTGTCATTGCGTTTGCATGTCATATAACATATATATGCCTATAGAACAGGAAGAAATGCTGTGTGATTTTGTTGCTACATACGGTGATCAAGTATTTGAAATTGTTGATATATTAACAGGATATATGGGAGATAGAATGTATGGATAACATAGATAAGATATTAAAATATATAAGACGAACCAATCCGGACATGACCCGGCAAAAGCTGATAGAAGAGTTAGGGCAATCACACTATATTGCCAAAGCCCTTGTTATAGCATCAAACCAAAAATAAAAAATAATTTTTCAAAAATTCTTATAAAAAATATTCGGATTAATGTATACCCCCCCTATCAAATAATTCTGAAAATTTCAGACGGTCAAAAAATTTTTTCTCAACTTTTCATCAATTTCATGCGAGTTTTGTTCGAATTTTTGAACAGAATCAAAACACTTCAACGTGGCAAAGTAAAATATAACCAAAATCGGGATCAGCCACACGGCGAAAGAATACCGCCGACAGGCTTATAATATGCCATTGTCTCCGCGATAGTTTTTTGTTTACTGCTTTGCGTGTCGCTGTTAATAGATTTACACGTCCATACATTCAAAAAGCCTTAAAACGCAAATAAACGCGTTGTTATCTTTGCTCATACAACAGCAATATAAACCGAGCGAGATCCACCACCAAAAAACGGCAGCAGACAGGCGCAATTAATAAGCCGTAACATATGATATAATTGCATAGAATTGTACAAACAATTCACACAATTAGATATAACTGTACAGTTAATAAGACTATACATGAACAGCATAGCACACAAGCGCCGACATAGCAATATTATATTATCAAAGATCAGGAAGCCCCCCCGGCTGGAATTGAACCAGCCACAACCCACCAGGAACGGCAAAAGGGCGCGTGCGCGCCCCCTTTTCTACAATAATTCTTTTTTCTCTTGTTCTTCTGATAGAACTTCGCAATTATCAACATATACAGCGCAATCAAAACCGTCACCATCAAGGTACCATATACATGTTTTCCCACTGCGACAATCCGACAAAACAATGACGTCATTGTTTATTAATTCTTGTATTTCTTCGGTTGTTTTCCCTGAGAAATTTAATTCTTCCAGTGCGGTGTTAATTGCTTTCTTTTCGTTTTCTGTAACGTTTCTGTAGCCTTGCCAATTTAACATATTCTTTACCTCCTTATTTTAAAAAATAAATGATAAAAAATATAATTTATCTACATAAGTAGAAATTATATTTAATTTATCATAATAATATAATAATTTCAATGCTTAATCATAATTTATTGTAAACTGCGGAAAATATAAATTAATTTCCGTTAAATCATTAAAAAATATTCTGATCTTGTCCGCATCCGTAGCATGACCGTTGTGCATGTCAATTTTCATTTGCGTGTTCTCCTTTCTATGCGTTTGCTTCTTTCCTTAATATTTCGATACACTCATTTTTTGAATGCTCACCGTAAAATTTCATAGGCTTATGAAATGCCTTTGCAAGTGCGAAATTTTCATGATTCTGTAAAAATAAATCCCGGATTTCTAGAAATGTCTTTTTGTGGTTTTCATACTGTTCTTTTTTCATTTTTTATTATCTCCTTTTGTTTATTATTCCATCGGGTAGCAGCAAGGGGCGGAATCGAACCGCCCGAAATTCCTTTAATTCTTGCCGATTTTATGAGAATGCTCGGCGGGCTATCTCGTCTAATATTTTCTTTTTGTTCTCAACTGTTGGAGCAAGACGCCAACCCGGAACAACAACATAATTAACACATTTAACGCCGTTTATGTTCCTTTCCTGTCTCTCTACCTGCGGGTTAAGATCCATTGCACCAGTATAAACGCCCTCGCCGTCCAGCCTTGTAACATCAACGGCGATATATTCCGCCTTTCCTCTGCGTCCTCTTAACAGCTCAACAATTATCTTGTTGCCGTTCTTATCCAGAACAGTAAAAGTTATTACCTCTCTGTAAATTTTGCCGTCGTGCTGCGCTCTTATTTCCTCTGTGTAGTTTCTCATGTTTTTATACCTCCTTAACAATGAAATCATGTTCAATTGTTCTGATCTGATCTTTGTTTGCTTTTACCTCTCCGATATAACTTTTTGTTGCTCTGTCATAAATTTTAATTATTCTCATTTTTTTATTCTCCTTTGTATTATCTGCCTTGCTATCCACCAGACACCGGCGGCAAGCTCTTGCAAGTCGTCAATGCCTGTGATGTGGAATCGTCAAGGTGTTATCTCTTTGATGTAACTAAAGTATAACGCACATAGACGCTTGAAACAAGATGGAATAATAACCAAAATAACGCACATATAATACATTAAATATGTGCATTGTGTATAACGCACATATACATATTGACATTATAACGCACTTATGCTATTGTTGATCTATCATATATAAGGAGGTGAGGCAAATGGCAGAAATAAAAACAAGTCAGAGCCAGCGCAAGGCAGTAAGGAGATACGAGAACAACAACTATAGACTTAATATTGTATTTCCGCGAGGAACAAAAGAACGCATTGAAGCGTTAAACCTCAATAAAACAAATTCAGCATTTATAAGAGATACTATATTGAATAAACTTGATGAGCTTGAAAAGATATTAAAATAACGCACATATAACCATTGACTTTATAACGCACTTATGTTATTATACAGTCAACAGATAAAGCAAAGGACAACCGCCAGAGGCGGAGAAAGGAAAAAAACAAAATGAAAATTGAAGGAATAGGAGTTATAAACAAAAATAAAGCATTGTCAATATTGACAAAAGAGGGCCTTATGCGCATGTATGCGCTAGCGTTTGCATAGATCAGCTTGAACAGCATAGAGCCGGGCGGCAGAATGACGGGAGCTGGAACTATCCAACATTGTTCGATCTGGCAGATCAAGAGGCAATAAATTAAAAATCAGCATTGACAAATCAATAAAACAATGGTATATGTTTTATTGATGTTTTTTATTCATATCTAAACACTAAAGAGGTATTAACCGCATAGAGTATATTTAATTGTATTCTATGCGGTTTTGTTGTATATGTATATATAAAATATATAGCTAGAGAGGAGGCGGAGACATGGAGAATAGTCAGGAGGTAGAAATATTTGGCAATGAGATAGATATGTACTTACAAGAGTTCTGCGACATTCACAAGCCGCCTATTGATGATCTCACAAACTGTCCACAGAATTTGTGGTCTGGTGCTATGATGTATATATATAGACGTATGTTCAAAGGTACAGATAGATTATTGAATAATAATAATATATATATGTCTAAGGGTGCTATATATTCTAATATGTATGATTATAATAAATGTTTAGATATATGCGAGTATTATATATATATTTGTGGTTTATATAATAAAGTGCCATCAATAATAGACTATTGCCACTTGACAGGTATTGACAATGACACAATAACGGAGTGGGGAAAGGATAAGCCAAGCCACCCGCGGACAAGAATTTACAAAAAATTGCGCGGTTTTCGTGAGAATTGTCTGACAAATCGACTAATTGACACAAAACAGGCGGTTGGCTTAATTGCGATACAAAATAGGGAATACGGCTGGAACGATGCCGGCGGAGCTACTGCCGGAGGTGCCACAATCGCACTAACTGCCTCAGATGTGCGCAAATTGTTAGAGTCAAATTGTGCCAAACTTCCAGACAATTCAGCACAGGCGGAGGCTATAGAGGTTGACTGCACCATGTCAAATTGTACGAACAATTCAAACAATTTAGGACAGGCTGAAAACGTAGGAAATAAGGCACTTTTTGACGGCAACAACACGGAATAAATACATAACTGTGCGTGAAACGTGGGTTTCGCGAATAGATACAAAGCCATAAGTGACATAACAGTAAATTGTGTGAACAATTAAAACAATATTAGCACTTAGACAAAACGAGTGCTAAAAAAGAACGCTGGAGGGGGAGGGGGTGTGACAGGATCCCAGGAGAGCCCCTACTAAGCCCCCCAAATATTTTTAAAATAAAAAAGGCCTTATCAGCCACATATAAATATATCAAGTATAAATCTACACATGACACCATATATACATAAAACAGCAATACATTATCTGAAAAACATATAGACAAAATCCAAATAATGTGTATATAATACATACATAATAGTTATCTATCGGTCGGATAGATATTCTTTAATCACATCAGACAAAACTATAAAATCCCCAAAAGGAACAAAATGAACGGAATTGAATATCAAATGGCTGCCATGCGTACAAATGATGGCAGGAATAGAGATAGACTTCTTAATGCTGTTTCAACAACAAATGGAATAGACGTTGCTGAACTGCTTAATGGTGTTATAGGTCTTACAGGCGAGTCGGGAGAAGTTGCTGATCTTGTTAAAAAGGGCGTATTTCATGAAAAAGGCATAGACATAAATCACTTGAAGAAAGAATGTGGCGATGTAATGTGGTATGTTGCCATGATCTGTGATGCAAGCGGTTTCACCCTTGATGATGTTATGCAGACAAACAAAGAAAAACTTGAAAACAGATATCCGGATGGTTTTGACACTTGGAGAGCCAACCACAAACAGGAGGGCGACATATGATCGAACTTATCATTTTGCTTTGGATTGCCATAAAACTTAATGCCCCTGTTTGGATATATATATTGATGGGCATAATTGCTTTAATTAAGGCTGTGGCGTTTGGAATAAATCTTAGCAAGGATAACTAACCATTGGGAGGTAATCACTATGGCAAAAGATAAATGCAGCAATTGTGAATACTGCATAACAGAAGATGGTGATAAGGTTTGTAACAATCAGAATAGCGAATATTATTCAGATTATGTTGAACCTGAACATGTATGTTTGGACTTTGAGAGGAATGGAAATGAATAAAAATGTATTTATTATTAACGGTTCTGGCGGTACTGGGAAAGATACATTTATCTTTTTGGTTGAGTCTGAACTATTAAAATATGACAAAGAAACAATGACATACTCGTCAGCAGAAACGGCTAAGCAGATCGTAGACAATTTGAATTTTACAAAAGAAAAAGATGAAAAGTACAGAAAATGTGTATCTGATGTCAAAGCAGCTATTACAAAATTTTCAGATGTGCCATTCTTACAAATGATGTCAAAGTATGTTGAGTTTATGGCTGACGAAAATGCTGTTGTATTGTTTTTACACATTCGCGAACCGCAGGAAATAGAACGTGCGGTTGGTGCGTTTAATGCAAAGACTATACTTGTGAAGAATGATAACGTTGAACAGATAAAGTCAAATAATTCTGACGCAAACGTATTTGATTATGATTATGACATTGTTATTGACAATAGTGGTAGCAAGAATGAACTGCGAATTAAGGCCGAACAATTTGTTAAAAGTATAATGGAATAGGGTTATCGCCAAGTGGTAAGGCACAGGACTTTGACTCCTGCATCCGTGGGTTCAAATCCCACTAGCCCCGCTACTGAGTATAGGCAGTTGTCGCAAGTAGCCTTTCCACCTATACAGTCCACCATGACTAACCATGGGAGCCTTGAGACCATACAAGGCGAATGTGAATGATTAGCTCAGTTGGGAGAGCAATAGATTTTTAATCTATGGGCCATGGGTTCGAGTCCCATATCGTTCATGCGGTTAAGGTTTTCAAATTCTTTTGCCTTGACCGGACAAATGTTTGTTTCATTTGTGCTCCTTTCACTCACTAGCGGAATGCTGAATAAAGGACCGTCACCAGGTCCGGTGAGTGTTTTGCGAAAATCAGCCTACAGAATGCCAACTGTAGCCGTATAGGCGGTCGAATACTCCTCCCAGAGTAAATAATCACAAGCCCCGGCATGCGGCTATGTAGTATGCCGTATGTATAATGACGCGGAGTAGAGCAGTCTGGCAGCTCGCTAGCCTCATAAGCTAGAGGTCATGGGTTCAAATCCCATCTCTGCTATTTGTTAAATGTTATTACGAGGTGAAATATGGCTGGTGGCGTACATAGATGCGATCCGGATAAGTTTTCGGAGGCAGTAGCAGAATATATGGCTGGTAGAGTTACACAGGCTAAAGCTGCACGAATAGCCGGAATGAGTACTCCGACCTTTTTGAAATACCTCAATATGCTATTTAGCGGAGAACCATTTCCGGACACGTTGTTTGTTTTTGAAGATGAGGAGAAGTAAAAGTGTGTAGATTTTGCGATGGCAAACGTCAAAAGATAGAAAATGGTTATACATACGGAAATGCAATGATAGTTGGCGATACACATAACTGGCATCTGTCCTACGACAATAGTGGAAACGAATATGGATCGGGGCAGTTTGACATAAATTATTGTCCTATTTGTGGCAGGAAGTTGGTGGAGGAATGATAGTTAATATTGATGCTAGTGTATATGTTATGAATAGAAAAGGCTTCAGAGGAGTTCTCAAAATAGCGTCAAAGGCTGTTAAATTTGGCATATATGCCGTAGTTAAGGATGACAAAGCAATTATGCTAAACGAGAAATATGAAGATATAGGTAGTCTTAAAAATGCAGTTGCAGAATATAAAAAGCATGGGTTTAGGGTGTATTGGAATGAGAAATAATAATGACGGTGGAATATTTGCCACAATCATGGGAGAGATTCAATGAAACATGAAAGAGAATGGCACACTTGTGATAGGTGTGGAAAAGAAATAACCACAGAAACAATGGGGATAATAAATTTTTCTGAATATGGTACTTCCCCAAATGAAATTCCATCCTTTGGTCTTGATGATGAAAGAGGGAATATTATAATTTGCGCTTTTGAACATGTAAATAAAAAGTATGAATTATGTTCAAAATGTGAGGAGAATTTTGAGAGGTTTATGAAGAATGAAAACACTAATTGATTTTGTTAAAAATTTAAAAACATTTTATCAATTTTATAAAGATTATGAATACGATGGCAATGTTTGTCGATTTATAATTGAAAACTATCAAGAGGTTTTATGCAACCGTACAAAGACGATGAGCAAACCTACATATTATGCAAAAAGTGTTATTGCTCAAATGGATAGGTGGTATGAAGATAGTTGGGAATCTATGTATAAATGTGAGCCATTTGAGACGGCAGAAGAAAAAATTATGATAAAATCCGATGGAAAAACTGCACAAGTGTTTATTGACGGCAAAAAAGTAAACTGCACGGACATGGAGTTACATTTTATCGATCATTCAAACCAAAGTCCAATGATTAAAGTTAATGCACGATGGCATAAAACGGATGAAAATGGAAATACAATTCTGAATGAGGATAAAACCGCCATATTGACAGAGGGAATAAAGATAAATTGTTAGGAGTGATATTATGAAAAAATTATTTGTAAGTGTGCCTATGAAAGGCAGAACAGAGGAAGAAATCAAAGCAAGTATTCAGAAGATGAAAAAGGTAGCAGAGATATACGAGGGCGAGGAATTAGAGCTTATCGACAGTTACGTTGAGGATAACCCTCCTAAAGGCAACAAAGAAGCTGTATGGTATTTAGGGGAAAGCCTTAAGAAACTGGCACAGGCTGATGTATTCATGGGAATATGTGAGAGTTACGATTGGAACGGCTGTTGCATTGAAAGGGAAACAGCAGATAAATATGGTATTAAAGCATATACGATTCCGGTAAGGTATGTAATTGATGATTATAATGCACTTTTGAATAGATTACATCCGGTTTGCGGTGATGCAATACCAACATTTTAATAAAAATATTACCGGCTAACAAATAGAGTTAGTCGCTACCCTAGAAAAATTATAGGCAGAGGTCATAGCACCTCTGCTTTTTAGCGAGGTGCTATTTTTATGTCTGAATTACAGAATTTGATTAAGGATTGCGAAAAATATATAGATATCCGGGGCATAGACGAAACAATTATCAATGCCTATCTTGATACTTGCCAACTAGCCAAAAATGATGGTGATATCACTACAATGCTTGAATGCACGGCAAGGTCAAAGGCGATTGTGAATCAATTTTGTTTGAAACAATTCGGAATGGATATATGGGAAATAGAGAAATTCGCCCAGGCAAACAAGACAGAGATAGAGCTTGTCAATCAATATTATCAAATTCTAAAACTTGAATCTTATGATAAATTTGAAAACTTTATTTTTTACATGGAGAAGAATAGAGCTTGGCAGAAAAGATTTTATCAGCCTAGGCGAAAAACCTTAAATGTTGTTGCGCAAGATTTGGAAGATTTGGAGCAGCGCAAAATCAAGTTCTATGGCTTGTCTATGCCGTCCCGTGTTGGAAAGGCGATTTCTTTTGATACTCCGGTATTAACGGAAGAAGGCTGGAAAAAACATGGCGATTTGACTATAAGAGATAGAGTAATAGGAATTGACGGAGAATTTAAACGTATATTAGCAATACATAACCCTTGCGAAATGGAATATAAGGTTACTTTCTCGGATGGAGAAAACATTATTTGCCATGGAAACCATGAGTGGGTTGTGTATGACAGGCATTTACAGAGAGAAGTTACATATGAAACAAAATTCTTAAAAGATAATCTTTTTGAAAAAGATGGGCGAAAAAGGATGTTTCTTCCAGATGTGCAAGAAGTTCAAGGCTCTCATAAACCGCTGTGGGTTGACCCATATACTTTAGGAGCGTGGCTTGGAGACGGAAGAAATACTAATCCGGATATATGCGGAGCAGAAAGTGATTATGCAATAGTCCAAAAAATATTATCTGCTGGATATGAATTATCGTGGAATACAAAACATAAAACCACAGGTGTAAGATATTATGGTTTTAAAGGCCTTAGAGAGCAGTTGCAGAAATATGGAATGTGCCATAGCAGACACACAACGCTTAAACATATTCCAGATGAATATTTAATTGCTGATGAAGAACAAAGATTAGAACTTTTAGCCGGACTATTGGACACCGATGGCTGCTTGATTGAAAAAGAAAATAGATATCAGTTCACAACATCTGATTTTTTCCTTAAAGAGGACTTTGTGACACTTGTTAATACATTTAGATGGAGAACGTCTGTAAAAGTATGTAGTCCAAAAACAAGCTCATCTGGAATACAAGGGAAAAAGAATTATTGGGTTATTAGTTTTAATCCAACAAAATATATACCATGCCAATTAGAAAGAAAACAGATAAATAATTTTTCTGCCCAAAGAAGAATATCAATTGAAAAAATTGAAGAAATTCCGAGGTACTCATCATATGGTAATTGTATAACAGTTGAAGATGGCATATATTGCGTTGGAAAGACATTAAAGCCTACACACAACAGTACAATTTGTATTTTTTTCCTTACGTGGATTATGCTACGCAGACCAAATAGTCATTCAGCAATGGGTGGACATTCAGGAATACTTGCTAAGGGATTTTACAAAGAACTTATGAATCTTGTATCAACGCCTGAGTATACATTTGGAGAATTGTTTGGTTATTATCACCCAAAATACAAATCAGTTGTTACGGATAAAAGTGCGGATGAATTTACGATTACGCTTGGTGATCCGGACAGATTTGCAACAATTACTTGTAGGGGTATTGATGGCACATGGACAGGTGCCGTTGATGTATCAGCGGACGGATATCTGTATGTCGATGACCTTGTGCGTGATCGTGAACATTCTCTGTCGCCTACACGTATGGAGAATACCTATCAGGAATACCTTAACAAAATGGTAGACCGTAAAAACGACGGTGCAAGAGAATTGATGGTTGGTACCCTTTGGAATGTCCTAGACCCACTGGAACGTCTCAGAAAACAATATGAAAAAGACCCTCAATATAGATTCAGGCAAATACCGGCACTTAATGAGAACGACGAAAGTAATTTCAACTATGAAATAAACGGATTTTCCACGGAATACTATAGGGATATGCGAGACAAATTGGAAAACGCTGAATGGATGGCTAAGTTCATGCAAAAGCCTTACGTCCGTGAGGGATTGCTATTCCCAACAGATAATCTTAGATATTTTAACGGAGTTTTACCAGACGGAGATTGTAGGTACATCGGTGTTACAGATATAGCCTGGGGTGGAGGCGATAGCTTATCAATGCCTATTGGTGTTGAATATGACAACGGTGATGTGTATATCATAGGTTGGGTGTTTAATAAGGGCACAAAAGAGGTTACGGTGCCACTTGTTGTAGGTCGAATTATTGAAAATGGAATAAGACAAACTAGATTTGAGGGTAATGTTGGTGGCGATCTTTACTGCCAATATGTAGATGAAAAACTACAAGAACAGGGCTATAAATGTTCATGCTCAAGTCGCAAAGCACCAAACAAAGTTGAAAAGTTAGCAAAGATAATAGCTTATTCCGGCGATGTAAAACGTAAATTTATATTTTTGGACACACATAGAAGAACCCAAGAGCAGATGCAAAAAGATGCAGAACTTGGAATAAAGAGGTATTACAGAGATGACGAATATCAAGCTGCCATGGATGAGCTGACAATGTTTGTTAGCATTGGTGGCAATGAGCATGATGATGCAGCAGACGGAATCACTCAGTTGGAAATGTTTATCGAAAATCCAGAAAATACAGCAGTAGCAGAGGCAACATTAAATCCATTTAGGAGGTATTGATTAGTGGAAACAAAGGAATACTTGCAACAAATAGGCAGATATGACCGACTTATCAATAATAAGCTAGTGGAGCTTGCACAGTACAGATCTATGGCTTGTAGCGTATCAGCAGTCAAAAATGATGAAAGAGTGCAGTCATCACCTAGCTATGACACCATGGACAAGATTGTGTCCAAAATTGAGCAAATGGAAAATGAAATAGATATGCTTGTTGATAGATACATTGACAACAAACGAATAATTATATCCCAGATAGATAGTATGTCTGACGAAATGACTTATCAGATATTATTCTCAAGATACGTTGAGCAAAAGACTTTTGAAAAAATGGCAATAGAGATGAACTATTGTTACAAGCAAATCATACGAAGACATGGTAAAGCATTACAGGAATTTGAGAAAAAATGGGGAAACACATATAAGTAGTCCTTAAATGTCCTAGAATGTCCCATAAAACATATTATATAATATATCATGAACAAGTTGATTGATGAACACTTTGTTTTTTCTCATACTTTTTCAAACCTCATAAACCCTTTGGAGGCACCAGTAGCTTTACTGGTGCTTTTTTAATGTAAAAGGAGGTACAAACAATGAACGGAATAGATATTAGTGCCTGGCAAGGCGATGAAAATATAGATTTAAGCAAAGTTCCTTTTGATTTTTGCATTGTCAAAGCAACTGAGGGAACAAGCTATAAGAACAGATACTTTACAAGTCACTGTAACAAAGTCCTGAGCAAGAAAAAACTGTTAGGTGCGTATCATTACGCCAACGGCGGTGACGTACAGAAAGAGGCTGACTACTTCCTTGCATATGTCAAGAAGTATATTGGCAAAGCCGTTCTTGTGCTTGACTGGGAGGCAAAGAATAACCCTCTGTTTGGTGTCAAAGATTTGGAATGGTGCTTACAGTGGTGCAGCTACGTACAGAAAAAGACCGGCATCAAACCGCTTATCTACATCCAGAAGAGTGCTATGAACGCCGTAAAAAAGGCTGGATATGGCCTGTGGGTGGCTCAGTACCCAGACTATGTTGAGACTGGATACCAGGAGCATCCATGGAACGAGGGAGCTTATAACTGTCTTATCCGTCAGTACACATCTGTCGGAAAGCTCTCAGGTTACAGCGGCAGCCTTGATCTCAACAAGGCATATATCAGCGCTGCAAGCTGGAATAAGCTGGCAGGCAGAAGAGCCGTATCCGTACTTGCAAAGCCGACAGCCGGCAAGAAGAGCATCAATACCATTGCAAAGGAAGTCCTTGTGGGCAAGTGGGGCAACGGTGCTGATCGCAAGAGCAGATTGACAAAGGCTGGATATGATTATGCAAAGGTACAGGCAGCAGTAAACAAGCTCGTCAAGACATCACAGATGACACAGAATAAGATCATCAATGCAGTTGCACATGAGGTCATTGCTGGTCGCTGGGGCAACGGACAGGAACGTATCGATAGGCTTAAGGCAGCAGGATATGATCCTGACAAGATTCAAAAGAGAGTAAATGAACTCATGAAGTAGGAGTTAACATGAACAGATTACATTTGCAAGACCTTGTAAGAGGCCACTATGGTAGAAAAATAGCATATACCAATGTAGACACCATTACACCGGATAATATTGTGAATGTAGTCGGTGAGTGCATAGGAGTATTTAACTGGAATAAGCCAATTATAAAGTATTTATGGAATTATTACAAAGGCGACCAACCAATAAGATACAGAATTAAAGTAATTCGTGACGATGTAATTAATTACATCGTAGAAAATCATGCATATGAAATTGTGCAATTCAAAGTTGGACAAACTTACGGAGAACCGGTACAGTATATCAGCCGTAAAGATGATGATGCAATCAATAATGCGGTTGACGATCTGAATGATTACATGGTAGACGCTTGTAAGCAAGATAAGGACATAAAGGCTGGCGAATGGCAATCTGCCACTGGTACAGCATTTAAAGCTATCCAGTTTAACCCAAACGGTGATGTGCCGTTTAGGATTGTTACACCTTGTCCACTCAATACCTTTATCATATACAACAGTAACACCGAAGAACCGATGATTGCCGTCACAGAACTTAAGGACAGTGATGGCAAGTGGTATAAGCAGTGTTACACAGCCACACATGAGTGCAAAATTTATAATAGCACGGTGACAGACTGGAAATTACACGCTTATGGAGATATACCGATTGTTGAGTATCCTAACAACCATGAAAGAATAAGCGATATTGAACTTGTTATAGATATGCTTGACGCAATAAACAACATGCAATCCAACAGAATGGATAGCATAGAACAGTTTGTGCAGTCGTGGATTAAGTTTGTTAATTGTGACGTTGATAAGGACAAGTTTAAAGCCATGAAAGAAATGGGTGCCCTAGTTGTTAAATCAACCAACGGTGTCAACAACGCTGATGTAGATGTTATGTCGCAAGAGCTTAATCAATCTCAGACTCAGGTTGCCAAAGACGATTTATGGGATAACGTTCAGACAATTCTTGCAATTCCAACTAAGCAAGGTAACACCGGTGGAGATACGCAAGGAGCTGTCGAGTTGAGGAACGGATGGGATTTTAGCAAGACACGAACAAAGTTAAAAGACCCGCTTGTTGCAACATCAGAAAAACGGCTTGCTAAACTTGCGCTTAATGCAATCAGACTGTATGCAGATGATTTGAAGTTGACAGTTAGAGATTTTTCAGTGCAGATAAACCATAGCCCACAGGATAATATGTACACCAAAGCTCAGACTCTGGTTGTTCTACTGCAGGCTGGAATACATCCACTTGTCGCAATCAAGACTGTTGGATTGTGGGGGGACGCAGAAAAGACATTTTTACTGTCTAAAAAATACTTGGATAAGATATATCTAACTATAGAGAATGCAGAACAGCAAGAACAAAAAGCACAAGAGATAATAGATAATCTTGGCAACGGAGGTAATAACAATGGTGACTAGATATACGGTAGTCCAAGACGGACAGGTATATGAACCAGGTGATAATGTACCTGATATGGGTAGCATTACCGCATTAGAGTCTAAAGGAAATTACAGAGAATACAACGCTTTGTCTAAGGATATAGATAAGCTACCAACATACGTGTCACTTGGTAGTTCGTGCTACATGATAGACACAACAGACTTATATAAGTTTGACGGCAAGAGTTGGATAAAACAGGAATAGAGAGGTGCGCACATGAATGCAGAGGAAGTATACGCATTACTCAATAAGAAAATTAAAAATGGCGGTATCTATAAATGCGGCACTCAATTCCCTTGGGCAATATCGTATCACAACAGCGGTAGTGCTAATTATCCACTTGCTACTGTTATTATCAACAATGCTTACATAAACAACGGCGTAAGATTCGCACAACTTTCTGCATCTAGCTTAGGAAAAATTAAAGCAGTATTCTCCAACTGCTATGCCCCTAACGGAACAACATCTATCCCTAGCGTTGTTGAACTAACTACATGGAATATCGCTAAAACGTAAATTCATAGGCTCAATATTTTGTGTAACTAAAGGAAGCTTTTGTTACTTGAATTGTTGGAACAGGTTTGACAAAGCGAACTGGGGTTACTTAAGGTAGCAAGAAAGGTGGTAAGCAATGATAGTAAGAGCAGAAGAACCACAGCAAGAAGTTGTTATAAAAATAGATACCAAAGGAATGGCATGGGTGTACTTGTGTCTTAATGAGAGAGTTAAGACAGAAGAATATTCAGAACCCAGAGGACAGTCAAAAACACATACATACTATGAGTATGATGGAACACAGTTTCATGCTCCTGTTGAAAGTCTTGATCTTCAAGACATCAATAACAATCCTCAGAAGTATGACGGCTATGAACCAGCCAAAATACCGTCTGATATTGAGCGTATAGACGCACAAGTAACATATACGGCAATGATGACTAACACACTGCTGACGGAGGAATAGCCTATGTATGAAAAAATAAAAAAATGGTATCAAGTCTATCATATATGGAATGCTGAAATGGTCAAGCAAGCCTATGATAAAGGGCTGATAACATAAGAGCAATACAACAATATAATCAATGGAAATTAGCAATCACGTTTGTGGTTGCTTTTTTTATACAAAATTTCGCAAGTGCCGTGAGCGTAGAAAACGGCAATGTCAATCGGTGGCGTTGCACCGTATAAAAACGTAGACATACGGAGGTAATCAATGAAAAGAGAAGATTTAGTATCAATGGGTTTGACCGATGAGCAGATCGAAAAAGTCATGGCCGAAAATGGTAAGGACGTTCAATCTGCTAATGCAAAGGCAAATAAGAATAACACAGAACTTGAAAGACTCAAGGCTATTGAAAAAGAGTATGAGGATTTAAAGGGGCAGAGTATGTCTGAGTCAGAAAGAAATGCCAAAGCTCTTGAAGATGCTCAGAAGAAGATAGCAGAGCTTGAAAAGACACAGGCAATTGCAAGCCAGAGAACAAGTGCAGCCGAGAAATTCAAGATTTCTACTGAACAGGCAAAGCTAGTGGTTAAGGATGATGGATCTATGGATTATGACGCTCTTGGAAAGATTATCGCAGATAAAGAAACTGCCGCTGCCCAGGCTAAAGAGAAAGAGATAGCCAATGGCTCAACACCGCCGGGTAATGGTGGTACAGGTAGCAATTCAAGTGACACAAAGACGGAGGCAGAAAAAATAGCTGCCGGTCTTATTGAAAATCAAAATACAAAAAATGATATTTTGAAACATTACATTTAAGGAGGGAAATATAGATGCCAAGTATGAATATGCAGTATGAAAAAACAACATACTCAGGTGATGTACAAATTCTCAAGAGAGAGCCAAACGAGGCCATACCTCTTACTTTGGATTTTGAAGAAGTTACAACAAAGGTAAATGGCAAAAAGACAGTTAAAGCTGGAACTCCAATCGGTAAAGATGGCAAGGTTGATAACACAGCAACAGTGGTTGGCATACTTCGATTTGATGTAACAGAAGATAGACCACAGGGAGTTCTTCTTAAGAAAGCATATCTTAACACGGTGGTTGCAGAAAAACATTCAGGAGTAACATACGATGCAGCAGTCAAAACGGCTCTGCCAATGATCGTATTTGAGTAATTACAGGAGGTAAAAACATATGCTAGTAAATGAAGTTATTGACAGTAAGTCAATTGCGCTGTCAGCAACAGAAAACGCAAGTAATCAGATTCCATATCTTGGATTACAGTGGTTTCCAGAGAGAAAGAAACAGGGACTTGACCTGCAATGGATAAAAACACATAAGGGACTTCCTGTATCTCTTGCACCATCTAACTTTGATTCAATCCCAACAATCAGAGCTAGAGAGGGACTTTCCAAAGAGAAGACACAAATGGCATTTTTCCGTGAGGGAATGACCATAGGTGAGGCAGAAATGCTTGAAATAGAAAGAGCAAACACTGCTGATGACCCATACCTTGCAAGTGCTCTTAGTGCGGTATATGACGACACAAGCAGACTTGTAAGTGGCGCAGAGGTTGTTCCAGAGAGAATGAGAATGGCTCTCCTTTCAACAGTAAATGGACATCCAGTTATCACTATTAAGAGCGATGGCGTTCAGTATTCCTATGATTATGATTCTGACGGATCATACACTACGGATCACTATATCAAGCTTGACGGAACAAGTATGTGGAGCGACACAGCTAATTCAAAGCCGCTCACAGATCTAAACACCGCACGTAAAAAGTTAAAGAAGAATGGCAAGATTGCTAAGTATGCACTTATGAATAGTAATACATTCCAGTATCTTCTTGACAATGCACAGATAAGAAACTCAATCCTTGCACAGAACCTTACAGCAACTATTGAGGTCGATGACGATGCTGTTATGTCAGTTGTGCAGAAGAGGGCAAAACTTACTATCGTGCTTTACGATAAGATGTACATTGACGATGAGGGCAATGAACAGTATTTCTATCCGGATAATAAGGTTACACTTCTTCCAGAGGGTAATCTTGGCAATACATGGTTCGGAACTACACCGGAAGAGAGAACTGCAAGACAGGTAGCAAATGTCGATGTAACCCAATATGGTACAGGAATTACAGTTGCTACAAAGACAGAGTACGGTCCACCAATGAAGATGTCAACATTTGCGTCTGAGGTTGTTCTTCCATCATACGAGAATATGGATAGCACTGCCGTAATTGAAGTTCATCACGAGTAGGAGGGCAACTTATGATATATCCCTATATCGTTGTAAAAGATGGGGTATGGTATGATGCCGGAAATGACGTTCCGGAAACAAGCAAACCAGAAACAGAAAAAACTGATTCTGATGTTGCTATTCATACCAAGACCGAGATCAACAGAATGTCAACAGACGATCTAAAAGCGCTTGCAATATCAGAGGGTATAGATAATGCCGAAAACATGACAGGTGGCGCATTAAAAGAAGTGCTTATAGCTCATTTTGCTTTGTAGGAGGTAGTCATGGAATACACATTGGTAGAGCAAGTCAAAATACGAAAAGGTCAATATGAAGTCGGTGACGATGGCTCTATCAAGTGGACTGATCTACAGGATAATCCAAGAATAGAGCAGCATATTGAAGAAATTAAGCAGGAAATACGCAACAAGCGTAATTACCCATCTGATTACACGAATGAGCAAATAGAAGAAGATATGATACGATATACTACCAATATAGTCAGTCTGGTTGTATACGACTTATCTCAAGCTGGTGAGGAATACATGGCAAGTTTCGGCGAAAATGGAGTCAGTCGTAGTTGGATTGACAGAAATAAGCTGCTAGCTGATGTATTCCCATTTGTTGAGATATTATAGAAGATTGTGCGTTACCTAACGGTAGCAGAGGGCATACATTATGGTGGTGGTGGGCAGTATGCGAACATAAGAGAAAGGCGGTAGATATATGCCAGTAGCAATAATTATCAGCATCATATCGGTTACTTTCTCTATTTTTTTTGGAATTGTCAGCCTTGTGCTGAATATCAAGAATAATAGAAGAACTGATAACTCAGACCTAGAGGATAGAGTCCGAGAAAACACCCGCATAAATATGAAGTTAGATGCCAT